AGAGATGCTAGATTTGTTGGGGTCCCTGTTACTACGCCAACAGCGCCACTGGTTAAATCTACAGCGATTGCGTGTGCTGTTGCATTGAATGAGATAAAAGCAAAATGCATCTCAGATGCTTTAACATAAGCAGAAATCAGGTACTCAACACCAGAAACTATACCGGCAATCTGCGCTATGTTATGCGGAGCTGTTGACGCTGATTCTACAATTTTATCAGCAAACTCAATTGCACCTATCGGGCCATTTATTGCGTCACTATTTATAGATGTAGCACTCTTAACCCACACCGCATCCGCAAAATCCTCTGTCTTGGTCAGCAGATTATACCTTGCCGACAGCGTAGGCCGACTGGCGGTGATGCTTTGGGTGGCGTGGTAGCCGGGGAGTTCTTTGACTGTTATGTTGTCTGCGGTAAATGTTCCGCTATACACCCCGGCAGTTCCTGCTGACCTAACTATGATATTTGTGGTAGCAGATGTAGCCACAGCGTAAAATGTCTTTATTCCAGACCCGGTAATGAAAAACACAGAAGCACCAAAACTAGCAGCCATTGACCCAGTATTTAACGTCCCAACATCATACGATAGAGTAAATTTATATGTTCTTCCGGCTACAGTTGTGAATGATTGATTTACGCCCTCACCTGGTCCATCAACTGTCACATTCAACACCCCATTAACAGATTCCACGCTTACAGGTGTTGAAGTATTGTTCCATCCTGTAACGTCACTATCAAACGCCCCATTTGTCACCAGCTCCGGCCCAAGCTGCAACCCCATGCTCTTATCCAGATGCAACCCAACAGGCTGCTCTACAGCAGTGACCGGGGTCGTGCCAGCGGAGTCTTGGAACATGGTGGCGAGGTCGAACGGGTCGTGCCATGCAAAGTCCAACCCGTTCAGCGCCCGCCGCACTTGCACCGCCAGCGGTGCTTTAGTCAGCAGTGCCAGATCCATTACATACCCCGCTGCAGCATGGTGATGGTACGGGCGGCGGCCTGGTTCACCGGGGAGCCGCTGGTGCCGGAGCGCAGGCGAACCCAGCGCCATGGCAACAGGGCCGAGAAGTCTACCGCATAGGCACCGTCCACGACCGGGGTCGCCAGCGAGGCCACGGCGGAGCCGTAGGCGTCGTAGGGTTTGCACCAGCGGGTGCCGTCTGCAGACACTTCCAGGTTGAGGGCGGCGGCGGTCCAAGCGGCGGGCATGATGATGCCGACCAGTGGCGCGTCGCTGACATCCAGGGCCGGGGACACACTGTCGTTGATCGGGATGGTGAGGAAAGCGGTGTAGAGGTTCATGGTGTCGGGCTCACAGTAAAGGTGGAGCCCCATTATCGCACCCGAGCGCCGGCAATTACAGTATTCCTGCTCGCGAAGCAAGCAGTTTTACTGTACCTTGTAGCGGTGCCACCCGCCCCGGGCGGCGTCCACTAAAGGAGCGACGATATGGTCCTTGGTTACATCCTCAACCGACTGAAAGAGCCGTCCACCTGGCGCGGCATTGTCATCGGCGCTGCGGCGCTGGGCGCGCACTGGAGCCCCGAGCACCAGGAGGTGGTCATCACCTTTGGTATCGGCCTGGCTGGTTTCCTGGGTATGGTGCTGCCGGACAAATGGTTGAAGTAACATGAAGGGGCCCGCAGGCCCCTTGTTGTTGTTGTTGCCCGGTCATCAGCCCGAGGATCGGCTCACCTCGATCCACTTAGACCCGACGCGCATCAGGGTCATAGACCCTTTGTTTGTCGTCGGGGTGAAGTCCGCGCTGCCGGCCAAGAAAATGTTGCCATTGGACTGGATGGTCGTCAGGGTGTTCGAGAACGTTATGTGTACAACATGGTGCTCCATGGCTAGTTGCCCCCATGTAGTCGAGGGCCCCGTTATGTCGGTGACTGTTGTTGGCGACGTATTGTTGAAGTTCAGGTGCTTAACGAACTTTCCTGCTGCACCCGTGTAGAGTGACGGCGTGGCGCTGTTGTTTGAGATCGACAGGTACCCACCGGACGCGGCGATAGCCAGCGCGCCGCTGGTGTCGTCCACATTCACGGAGAAGTTCTGGTTGAAGGTTGGGTTTTCCAGCATGGTGTCGGACAACGCCCCGCCCGTCACCACTTTTATGCCAGTCCCGTTCGCTTGGCCGTAGGCGGTCACCGTTCGGAACAATGGTCTGCGTATCAGCACGTTATTGGCGCCGGCGGGCACGTCTATGTAGAACCCCGAATTGGAGTTGTTGAGCACCATGGAGTCGAACTCAACGCCATCCCCCTCTTTCACACACACCTGGAACTCGTTGCTGGACCCATCCACTATCTTGCCGTTATTCGTCAGATAGCAGGAGATGAACTTGTTTGAGCGTGGGAGGTCATTGGCGGTCACCGGGTCGTTGCGGTCCACGAAGATGCCGTTCTTGTAAGCGCCTTCTGACTGCCACCCCAGAAACAGGCAGGCGTAGGCTCCGCCGCCCAATATCAGGTTGTGGTGCTCCGCCTGTGACGCCTGACCACCGATGAACACCAAGGGGGCAAATGTCCCCCTGTCCACCGCCTTTCGGCCGATTTCGATGTTCCGCCCAAACTTGTACACCTCCACGTTGCGGTACACCTTCATGTTATTCTGACCATCCGCGATCGGAGACCCCCCGGACAACTTATCCGACGCGGTGATGTTCAGACCGATCCCTGTCCAACCGATCGGGGTGACCGAGTCGGCGTCCCCGCGGATAAGGACGTTTTCCCATGTTGTGGCCCAGGTTGTGGCCTCGGTAACGCCGTTACCTGCCGGGTTCCTGCCACGGATGATCATATTCTTGAAGGACATTTGCCCCTCAGAACCCTCAATGAACAGCACGTCCGCTGTCGTGTCCCCGCCGATCAAGACCATGTTATCCATCTCGATCATGCTGCCGGCCGACCCCGCCGTGGTGAACGAGAATCGGCCCCCCACCTCAAACAACTTGCCCGCGGACCCGTTGATGTGGGCGAACCCGCAGCCCTGCGGCTCTATATCGCCGGTCGCTAGACCCATGGCCGCGCCCTGGATACGGATCCGACCCGCCCGGGAGGGGTAGTCCGGGTTCAATGTGGCGTCGTTGTATAGGTAGATGCTGTCTGTTAGGTATTTCTTACCCGCTGACAGGCGTATGGTTTTCCCGTCAATGGCGGCATAGTTGAACATCCTCCGGCACTGCACGGTGTTGTCCGTTCCTGAGTGTGGCGTGAATACATAATCGCCAATCAGCCCGAACTGTTCCGGCCGGACCTCGTTGTTCGGGAACAGGGCCTTGGCTTGGAGGCCCGACGCCGGGAGGTCAATGTGGCTGCCGCCGTCATGTGTGCCCGTAGCCGCAGATACGACGATGTATCGGTTGCCGCCAAGGGGCTCGTCTAGGGAGATCGCCCATCCCGCGTAGTAGTCCACGGTGTCCACGATCTGCCCCAACGCCACTTCGCTGTCGCCGCACAGGTCTGCCAGGCACGAGTGCCGCTTGATGGGGATGTTCACTCGGGCAACGGCGGCGAGCGTTCTGGCTTTACTCATCGGTCCCGCTCCTTATACCCACAACGCGCCTTGTGCCTGCATGGCCAGCGCCAGCGCCTGCTTCAACTCGTCCAGTGTCACCGTCACCATGCTGTTGTCGGCCAGCTTCCAGTTGGTGCTGGTCAGTCCGGTGATCTCCGCCACTTGGATGGCGCGGGCCATTCTGGTTTGGGCCACCTCATCGCCATCGAACACCTTGCCGGCCACTTCCACCGTGATCGCCGCTACAGCGGCATCGCGGGCGGCTTTGGCGGCAGCGGCGGTTTCCGCGGCGGTCTTGGCGGCCAGTTCTTCCGGGGTCATGCACGGCGCAATGGCCATACCGTTACCCAGCGCCTGCTGGATGTGTTCGCCGTGCCAGGTGTGGCAGGGCCAGGGCACGGAGCACTCGCCGCCGTCATGGGTGACGCGGAGGGTGGTGCCCTCCTGGTTGCCGTATTTCATGGAAAGGATGTTCATGTTGGTCTCCTGGTATTAGAGGCGGGCGTCTGCCACGAAATGCAGGTAATAGGCGTTAATCGCCGTCGCCGTAGTCGCAAGGGTGATGGCTAGCAGTCCGTTTCGGCTGTACCCTTCGCCGCTGACGGGGGATGTAACGGCCACGTCTGTCGAGGCGGAGGCATCCCGAACCGAGGCGGAAGCCCCCGTGGACGGGTTATATATAGCGACCGCTGGCAAGGCCCGTTTCTGGGCGCGGAACCGTATCCCGCACTGCAGCGTGACGGTAGCTGCGGCGGCCCGAACGCCATGCGACCCGTTGTAGGTGATGGCCCCCAACACGGTTTCGTGGGGGTAAGAGGTTTCGTAGTACCTGTCCACCCGGGCCATGCTCAAGCTCAACGGCAATTCCTCGAACGGCGTCATTTCCGTGCCCTCTTCCAGCTGCACGCAGGCAATGTCGAAGGTGCCGGACTGTTGGCCCAGAGAATCTGTCCGGGCGGCGTAGTCGCTGCCGGCGTCGAACCACAAGAGCACTCGCAGGTAACAATTAGTGCCGTCGACAATGGTCTTCCCCTGCACGCTCGGGATGGCCACCGGCACTTTGTACCGCGCCCACTCGGTGGTCAGCGCCAGTTTCGTGGTCCCAATGCCTTCAACATTGGCGCTGCCCCCGCTACCGAAATGCTGGTTCAGCTCGGCGGTCATGTTCTTTGGGGCGTCGGCGCGGGCATAGAACGACAGCACTGCGTTCTTACCCGCCAGCACACGCACGTCTTCGATCCGGTGGTACAGCAAAGCATTGTTTGACGCCCCCGCAACGGAGGTAACGACCGTGCGCGAGTAGTGCTTGGCTGAGGGGCACTCGACCGCCGGGAGGTCTACACCGGGAGTTAGCGCCTGCCGCGAGTGGACTTTTGTCGACCCGGCGTTGTGGGACACCCACATGGTTGCGGAGCCGTAGCCCATCGTGGTCTGGCTGGTGCCCTCGTACCAGAAATCAAACCGGCCATCTACGATCTTGTTGCGCAGCCCCAGACCGGTTTCCACCGCCACGTCGACACCGCCCCTTTTCAGTGTCCCCGCATGGTTTACCGGACCGTCGAAGGTGCCGCCTAGGCTCTTGCTTACGGTGTCTGCGGCCTGGAACACCCCGAATGCCAGTACGACCAGCTCATCACCGGCGGTTGCGCCGCTGACCAGGGTCACGCTGCTACCCGTCACGGTGTAGTCGGATTCATCCAGCAGCGCCCCGTTAAGCAGCACGGCGGCAAAGGCAGGGGTCAGGGTCAGCGTGCGGGCGCTATCGTCGGCACCACTGAACACGGTCTGCCCGGCGCTGGCGGTGAACCGGAATCGTTCCAGTGTCGTGGCCACCGCGGTTGAAATATCTACCCAACCGATGGCGGTGTATAGGCGCATCTGGCCGCCCACGCTGTCGAAGTACATGGCCCCGATGGTCAGGGGGTCACCATCGTTGTCTAGGGCCGGGTCGCTGGTTTTTGCGCCCAGGTAGGTGTCATCGAAGTTGTCGACCGCTGTGGCGGCAGCGGCAGCGGATGCGGCGGCTGCTGCTGCGCTGGCGCTTGCGTTGCCCGCCTGCGTGGTGGCTACCCCCGCCTGCGTGGTGGCGGTGGTGGCACTAGCCGATGCGCTGGTAGCACTTGCGGCCGCCTCCCCCGCTTTGGTGGTGGCGGTGGTGGCACTGCCCGAAGCTGATGTAGCACTGGCGGCTGCGGCAGCTTCACTGTTGGCTGCGGCAGCTTCACTGTTGGCTGCGGCAGCTTCACTGTTGGCTGCGGCGACCTCACTGGCGGCTGCGGCAGCTTCACTGGCGGCTGCGGCAGCTTCACTGTTGGCTGCGGCAGCTTCACTGTTGGCTGCGGCGACCTCACTGGCGGCTGCGGCAGCTTCACTGTTGGCTGCGGCGACCTCACTGGCGGCTGCGGCAGCTTCGTTGGCGGCCATGGTTGCCAAGGTCGCGGCGATCACGGCGGCTGGCACTTGTCCCGGTGTAGCGGCCACGCTCACCGCCGTGGGGGGTGCGCTCGCCGCCACGGTCATGGTCGTGCTCCCGCCCGGCTGCACCACGGCACTAGCCCCGTTTGCCGGAGGGGTAATCGTCAGAGTAAAGGCCATTTATACACTCCGGGAGATCGCTTGGTGGTACAACACCCGCCCGCCGACCAGACGGGTACGGACGTTGTTGAGCGTCATGAACACGTCATAGAAACCCCCGCGGGTTTGCCGCTGCAGTGGGCCGGCGGCGGGAAACAGGTTCACGGTGTCGGCGTTGGCCAGCTGCAGGTAGAACTTGCCATTTGTCGGAATGGGGGCGCTGACCGTGAAGGTCGCCCGGACAGGGGACGTTTGTTGGAAGTCGTCGCGGATCTGCGCCAGAAAAGTCGCCCCGGTGAGGTCCAGGTCTAACCCGTCCTCCCCCAGGTGCATCTCCATCTGAAAGTCCGCACCCTCGGTAACATCAATGTCAAAGTCGAGTTGGTCCGCCATTGTGGGCCCTCGGAAGGTGGATTTTGGGCATTATCTCACCGGGCACGTTGTTTTTACAGTGTAACTGTATTCTATTTCCCCAGTAACACTGCTATCATGGCGGTAATTTCGATTGGCCCCCGTCACCCGGCCCCTGCCCGCAGCCAGGCTCCACTGCGCAAGCGTCCGCCCCGCGTCAAGGGACAAGCACAGAGAACGGAATTTCCCCGTCCTTGCCGCTTGTTCCTAGCGGTCAGGACAACAACTTGCAGAGGCAGCAATGGCAGCTACTAACTTTACCGCGCTCACTAGCGAGCAAAAGAACGTCTGGTCCCGTGATGTATGGCACCAGGCCCGCGAAAACTCCTTCATGACCCGCTTTACCGGCACCGGTAAGAATGCCCTGATCCAGCGCATCACCGAGCTGACCAAGACCGAGCGCGGCACCCAAGCCACCATCACCCTCGTACCGGACATCGAAGAAGATGGCGTGGTCGGGGATTACACTCTGGCCGGCAACGAGGCTGCACTGAAAGCCTACGATGACGTGATCCAGATCGACCAGCTGCGTAACGGTCACGTCACCACCGGTAAGCTGAACAACCAGAAGTCCGTTGTGAACTTCCGTACCGAAGCCAAGGACCAGCTGTCCTACTGGCTGGCGGACCGCATGGACCAGCTGGCGTTCCTTACCATGGCCGGTATCGCCTACACCAACCACACCAACGGCAAGGCCCGTGCTGTCAAGACCACCGGCCAGAACCTGGGCGACCTGGCCTATGCCGCCGACGTGGCCGCGCCGTCTTCCGAGCGCCACCTGCGTATCAGCGGCACCACTATCGCGCAGGGCGACACCACCGCAATCACCGCCGGCGACAAGATGGGCTACAAGCACATCGTCCAGCTGCAGGCGATTGCCAAGGAACGCTACCTGCGCGGTGTGCGCGGTGCGGGCAACAGTGAGATCTACCACCTGTTCCTGAACCCGGCGGCCATGGCCAACCTGAAACTGGACGCCGACTTCATGGCCAACAGCCAGCTGGCTCTGGCCCGTGGTACCGCCAACCCGCTGTGGGCCGGCACCGAGTCCTTCATGGTCGACGGCATGATGATCCACGAGTTCCGTCACGTCTACACCACCAAGGGCGCTGTCACCAAGTGGGGTGCAGCCAACGCCATCGACGGTTCCCGTGCGCTGCTGTGTGGTGCTCAGGCGCTGGCCTTCGTTGACCTGGGCGTCGGTGAGTGGGACGAGCGCGACCACATGGACTACGGCAACACCCAGGGTATCGCTTACGGCAAGATTTTCGGCTTCAAGAAGCCCAAGTTCAAGGGCGCCAAGATGTCCGCTGACGGCACCGTCAAGCAGGACTACGGCGTTATCGCGGTCGACATGGCTGTGTAATCGGTTTGGGGTGGCGGGCCCCGGACAGCCCGTCACCCCCTTTTTTTAGGAGCGTCGCATGATTTTCAAGAACCACCGAACTACCGACCTTCGTGTGTGTACCCCTTCCGGCCACGTCGTTCACTTTGACGCCGGCCAGGAGCGTGAGGTGCCCGAGGCACACGAACAAGATTGCATCGAAGCTGGCCTGGTGCCGGTTGTCGAGACCAAGAAGCGCGGCGCTGCTGCCAAGGAGTAATGAGCCATGGCTGCCGGAACGCTGACGGTCCAGGAGATCTTTACCCGCGCACGGGAGCTGCTGGGCGATAAAGAGACCGGTGGCGTGCAGTGGCTCGACACTGAGCTGTACCAGCACATCAATGAAGGCGCGTTGGAGGTGCTGCGGCACAACCCGGCGGCCGGGGCTGTTACTAGCGAAGTGTCGCTGGTGGCCGGTACGCTCCAGAAGCTGCCCAGCGGTGGCCTCAAGGTGCTACGGGTCAACCACAACGGAACACCTGCCGCCCCCGGGCGGTTCTGTCGTACTTTCCCCATCGCGCAGATGGATGCGCTGATGCCCGACTGGCAGCTGGCGACCCCGGCAGCCCTGGTGTCGCAGGTCATGCCGTCCGAAGTCGATCCGATGGGTTTTTGGGTGTACCCACCGAACGACGGTACGGGCAAGTTGAGTGTCACCTATTGCGCCAAGCCGGCTCCGGTGACGGCCACCACGGACTTGCTGCCGGTGGCGGACATATACCTGGCACCCTTGGTCGACTACGTTTGCTACCGGGCCTACCTCAAGCAGCTCGAGAGCGAGGAATCCCGCTCCCGTGCCGCCGAGCACAAAGCCTTGTTCGACGCGGCCATGGGGCTGACCAAACAGGGGTCGTAACGAATGCTGATCCAGACCATCGCCGCGTTGTCGGCCGCAGAAATCCCTGATGCAATGCCGGTGCTGCACGAACGCTGCGCCCGGTTTGCCACCGCTGAGTTCCTGCGCGAGACCAACGTGTACCGGGTGACGCTGCAACTCACCGTTGTGCCGGACAACTACTACACGCTGGACATCCCCTGGGGCACGTCGGCGGTGGGTATCCGCCGCGTGGCTATCGACGGCAACCATGTCGTGTTCACCGAAGGGGTGCCCTGGCCGACCGTCAACGCCGGCCGGGTCTACATACCCGAGGGCTTCGAGGGCGACTTGGAACTGGAGATCAGCCTGACCATCGCCCCGCTGGACGGGGACATGGACTACGAGATCGTGGAGCCCTGGCTTGAGACCCTGACTTCGGGGGCGCTGGCCCGGTTGTACGCGCTGCCCCAGTATGGCTGGTTCGACGCCAAACTGGCCGACTACCACCGGCAGCTGTACCGAACCGGTATCGACCGGGCACGGTCCCATGCAACGGGTCGCAACAGCGGCCGGGTTATGAGGGTCCGGTATGGTGGTCTCTGAGGCGGTGCCACTGGGCGAACTGGCCCATGCGATAGCCCGTATCCACCCGGCGGTCCATGCCGCCGCCACGGGCATCGGTGAGGATCCCGACGATGTGTTCGACGCCCTGTTCACGCCCTCGGCCACGCTGCATTGGGTGGGTGACGAGGGTTTCGTCGTCCTGACCGCAGTCGACGAGGATGTTTTGCTGGTGTGGGTGGCGGCGGCGTTCACCGGCGCGATCAGCGACTTGTCCGCCGCCCTGGACGGTGTGGCCGAGCTTGCCCGCCGGTATGGTTTCAAGGAGCTGCAGTTCCGTACTGCCCGCCAGGGCTGGGAACGGGTGGCCCCGCCGCTGGGCTTCCGCCCGGTGGAAGTGACTTACGCAAGGAGCCTCTGATGGCAGGTGGCAGCAAAAAGCCCAAGACGCCCGAGTATGAGAAGGTAGCCGCCCGCAATGCGCAGCGGATGCTCGACCTCGGCCAGGGCTACCAGGGCAAGGTTCTCGACGGCTACCTGGCCGACGTGAAGCGTGAGACTGGCCACCGCGAGGCCGGTGCTACCAGCGCGGACATTTCGTCCCTGGCGGCGGCACAGGTCAAACGGCTGCGGGGCAACCCGATGGCGGTGGCTGAACACAGCAGCAACATGGCCGCCAGCCAAAGCCTGGGGGCCCTGACCGCCCGCAACACGGCGGCGATTGGCGGCACCAGTCGGCTGATGGGGGGTGCCAAAGGCGGCTTGGCCGGGCAGACGCGGACCCTCCAAGGGCAGTCAGCCCTGGCACGGATCGCCAACGATGCCGAGATGCGCCGGTTCCAGGAACGCACTGATAAGCGCAGCCAGCTCATCAATGCCGGCAGCGTGGCTGCGGCCTACGGCGTCAACAAAGCCGGCGAATCCGGGAAAATCAACAACGACTACTGGAACGAGCAGAACGCGCTCGACGCGGCGTATCAGGACCAGCTGTTCGGCTCGGGTTCGGTGGCAAGCGGCCCTAGTCGCCGGTTTGCTAACGGGAGGAAGCGTTGATGGCATTTTTCAATCAACCCGCGCTGGCGACGATCAGGTCTGGCCAGAACCACGAACAGGTGCTCTCCGGCCTGTACCAGCAACGACAGGCGAATTTCGAGAAGAACTACGTCCCGCTGCTGGACGAGTTGGCGGGGGACACCAACTCCCGGTCGCTGGTGGCGTCGGCGCAGCGGCAGGCCAAGCTGCTCCCCGGCCAGTTGTCCGCCATGAGCGCCCGTACCCAGTCCCGCTATGCCGGCGGGTTGACGGCCGCGCAACGGATGCAGGTGTCCCACAGCCAGAACGGGCTGGCGGCCCTCAGTGCCGGTAGTGCGGTCAACACCGCCCGGGCGCAGCAGCGTAGCCGCAACGAGTCGCTGCGTTCAGACCTCATGCAGGTCAGCGAGGATATGATCAACAATGGCTCTGCCAACCTGACGCAGTTCGCGGCCAACGAGCAGCAGCGCAAGCAGGCGGCGGCAGCAGCCAAGAAGTCGTTTACCGGTCAGCTGCTGTCCCTCGGCGGCGCGGTGATCGGCGGTATCTACGGTGGCCCTGCCGGTGCAGCGGCCGGAGCGAGTCTTGGCAGCGCCGTTGGCGGCGCGATTGGGTGATGTGATGGCAGAAGCAGCAGATTATTTCCTGGGGGCGATGGACCGCTACCACCAAGCTCGTCAAGATCGGGCTCGGTTGCGCATGGATCAGGAGTCCCACGCCCTGCAGATGGAGTCCGGGCGTATGCAGCTCGACGCCATGAAGGAGCAGAAGCAATACCAGGATCGGTGGGTTGAACAGCTCGAGAGCGGTGGTGGCGTTCCCGGCCTGTCGCTGGACGACGGCACCGCCCAGCAAGCACAGCAGGTGGCCGATGCTGTCACCCCGCACATCCCGGCACTGAACGAACAACGCGGCAACAGCGGTCTCGGCCGCCGCCTGGTGTTCTCGCCCCAGGCCGATGGAAGCGTCGGGCTCGGCCTGGCAGATGCCGAGGGTCAGACTGCTGCGCCCTTGACCGTGGACCCCACCAACAACAATTCGGCCCCCTTGCGCATCCCGGCCGGCCAGTCCAAGGCGGTCCTTACCTACGTCCAACAGCAGATTGCCGCTACCAACGGCGATCCGCAGGCCATGGAGGCGCTGACCCGCAACCACTTCGGGCTGCAGATGGATGAAAACGGGTTCGTTACCGCCCCCGGTCAGACCGCGCTCGCCGCCACCGACCTGGCACAACCCCCGCAAAACGCTCAACCCGCCCCGCCCAGGTCCAACTGGTCCGGCGCGGTCCCGGGTCCGACACAGCCGCCGTTGCAGTCCGCCGCCCCTGGCCCGGACCAGTTGCCGCAGCAGCTGCCCGACCAGTCGCAACAATCCAACTGGGCGGGTGTGCCGAGTAACGCGGCCCCCGTTGCCGCGCAGCCGGACCCTAACAAGGTGGCGCGGGCCGATGTTCATGACCCCAAGCGGTTTGAGTTGGTCCTGAACTCTCCGGCCAAGATCAAACTGGACCACCACGACCAGAAGGTGGTCGACAAGCTGGACGCTGGCAAAATCCGTATGGCCGAGGTCAGCCAACGCCAGCGGGTCAAACTGGCGGTGCTCGGTTTCCGTGCTGGGGTCTACTCCGGGTCCGAGGCCATGAACGTGGCGCAGACCGGATACGCCAACATGAACACCGCCCAGTTCCAGGAGTTGAAGCAGAAGTACAAGCTCGACAGCACCCAGTTGCGGGCGGCGGAAATTCAGTTGAAGGTCGCCTCGCGCTACGCGATGCAGGAAGCGGGGCTCAAAATCCAGCAGCTGCAGGCGCAGATCGGGCTCACCGGTGCGCAGGCCGAGTATTATCGGAACAAACAGGCCAACGAAAGCAAGACCACCGCGGCTGAACTGCGCAAGCAGAGAACGGCCTTCCGGCAGGAGCTGGCCGGCACGGAACAGTTGGTCTACGACACTGCGCTCAACGGCTACAAGTCCAACAAGGATTTCGAGGACAACAAAGCCAAATACGAGGCTATGGCCGGCGAGTTTCAGCGGCAAGCTATGGGGGCGTTGTATTTGATGGGCAACACGCTGCAGGATGACTACAGCCGCACCCAGACCATCGACATCGCTGCGGGCTACTACAATGCGCTTCGGGGCAAAGACAAGGGGATGGACTCCGGTAATGCCGCCCTGGCTGCGATGACCTATGCCATGATCGGGGTCAGCCGCTCCGAGTTGGCGGCGTTCAGCGACGACATCGAGAAAAAGATGAACGTCTCCGGGCTAACCTACCAGGATGTGGGGGCGTTGATGCACCAGGCGGACGTTGACGGCGTCCCTGTCCAGAACCGCCGGGTACTGCTACAGAACTTTGTCGACCGGGCCGCCGGAACCGGCGGGACTACGACGCCGGCCCCCGCTCCCGCTGGCAGCACCGCGCCTATCGTGCCTCCGGTCGACCTGTCCCGGCCCACGGCCCCGGCAAGGAACCCGCGCCTAAGTCCGGCGGACCAGGCCAAACTGGACCGGCTTCTCGGCCACACCAACTAGCGGTATAGCAGATAATCAAGGGCCTTCGGGCCCTTTTGCTTACCCCGCATCCAGCGCCGGTGTTAGAATGGTGTGCAGTATTACTGGACGGATAAAGCGCATGGGCTGGAAAGATATTATCGTCACCCACAACGGCGACGACCCCCGATCATCGAACACTGAATTTTACGATGGCGACACCGCGTTCATTGATGGGCAGCGCCCAGGTGTTCGTGCCGCCGGCTTCAATTCCCAGGAAAAGGCCACTGTCCCCGGTCAGGTGGCCGGCCTCATAGCCCAGGTTATCACCGAGCAGATCCACATTCGGGACGGCGAAAGTGGCGGCCACAACCGGGGCAAGGGCGATTACCTGGACGCCGAAGGCAACAACATCGGCGTTCAATTGGCTCAGCTTGGCCTCGCTACCCCGACTGCGTTTGATGGCATTGACCCTGCTATCGAGGGTGCCCGCACGTCCGGCACCGTTCGCGCTTCCCTCGGCTTGCCGCGTGATCCCGCGCACCCCGAGCTGTCCGGTGCCGTTGACCAGTTCGTTCGGGATAACTCCACCCCCTTCCAGCCTAACCCCGCGTTGATGGCCCCCGTCCCTTCGCGCAAGAGCAAGGGCGTGTTCCGTGACGCGGTAGACCGCGGGATTGACGGCACACAAATGGTCCTCGGTGCCGCAGCCGAGTTTGCCGGCCGCAAGCTGGGCGACCAGCACATGGCTGACTACGGCCAACAGGTTCGGCAGGACAACACCCTTGATCTGGCGGTTAACCCGGCGCGGGTGGCCAGCTTCACCGACATTTACACCGGCGAAGACGGCAAACACCTATCGCTCAAAGAAAAAACCGACCGTGCGCTCACCTACGGGGCCGAGGTTTTGGGGGAAAACGTGCTGATGGCGATCCCGGACCTCATCCTGGCTATGACGGGCGCCGGTGTCGGGGTTGTTGCCGCCCGTCACGCGGCCATTGGGGCGCTGACCCGCAAGTTCGGAGCCCAAGCGGTGTCTAAGGCCATGGCCTACCCCGGTATGGGGGCCCGCATCGCTGCTGTCGAAAAGTCTGGTGCCCTGATCGGCGCTACTGTCCCGGGGGCGCTGTCCGCCGGCACGCAGGCCACCGGTTCCGCCTACGCCCGCATGAAGAATGCCGGTCTCAGCGACGAGCAGATTGGCAACTCCCCACTGGCCAGTGGTGCCGCCGGTGCCGGCTTGGGTGTGGCTACCGCCTTGGTGCCCGTGCATTCATTCATGAAAGCTGCCGGGGTTGGCGAGGCGGTGGAAAAAACCGTCGCCGCCCAGGCGGGTAAAGTCGTGGGGGCGGTTAAGGGCTTTGCTACCGGCGCAGGCGTCGGCGGCGTGGTCGGTGCGGCACAGATGGCCGTTGAACAGGCGGTACACATCAACGCGGATGACCATCTGGACGCAGGCGATTTCGATGTCGCGCAGATGGTTGACGCCGGCTTGCGCGGGGCGCTCACTGGCGGGGCCATTAACGTCGGGGCCGCTTCCCTGGGGCACGCAACTGCATACGCCCGCAAGAACTTGGCCGAATATGTCGACCAGGCGGCCATGGCCGAGCGCACCGCCCTGGAGCGTGACTACCTCGACCGCGCCATGGAGGATGGCCGCCAGGCCACTCCTGACGGTCAGGTTTCCACCGAGAACATGGTGGGTGCTGCCCTCCGCGCCGACCCCACCAAGGCGGAAGCGGGCGAAGTTGCGCCGACCCCGGGCGACGTGCTCAAGGATGTCGGTGAGCAGCGTACCGTTAGTGGTTCCGGCAAGATGCACGCTGTTCAGGCCGATGACATCGAACCCCTGCCCCAGGTGCGTTACGACGAGGTGGCGCGCATGGTTACTGGCCCCGATGGCAAGTTGCTGCCGCTCAACGAGGTTGGCAAACTTCTGCAGACCGGTGAGCTGTCCGACCATGAACTGGTGGCCTACCTGGCGGACCCTACTGCCCGCAAAGTGGGCTCCGTGTTCAGTACCGCCCCGGCGGACGCGGTAAACCTGCACTTGCGCCAGAGGGTGGAGGATCTGCGCACTGAGTTGTCGGCCAAGTACAAGGAATCCCGCCGCGGCGGTACTAAGTACGAGGAAACCGAGCGGGAGCGTGCTGTGCTCAAGGCGGCCACCGATGCGCTGACGAAGGGCGAGTACAAGGACACGGACGGCCAGGTCCGCAAGCGCCAGTTCAAGGACGACATCTCGCGCATGAAGGCCGAGAACTCGGTGCTGTCCGACGTGCTGCGGGTGTTTGAGCGCAATGTCGAACGCGATGATGCCTACGCAAGCGGTCGGCAATACGACTGGCGGGCTACCTACCAGGAAGCGGTGGATGCCCAGCGTCGCCCAACTAAACCGGATCCGGCACCCCTCGGCGGTGAGCGCAAGGCCGGCGTCTCCGATGCGGAACTGCCGACCAACACCCTGGTGGATGTGGTGCGCAAACTGCCCGGCGGGGAGCAGGCGGTGCGCAAGGTAGCGGAGCTGGTGGGCCAGGCCGAGCAGATGATCGCCGCCCTGCCCGCCGACAAGCAGGATTCGGCCCGCGCCCAGGTTGAGGCCACGGTCCGGGCCCGACTGTTCAAGTACCGGGACGAGCAGCAGGCCAAGGCCGCCAGCGACGAAACCGTGGGCGATAGCGCCGAGTTGGGTTACGGCAAGGAGCTGGAAACCCAGGATGAATTCACCCAGGACGCGGGCGACGAGTTTAGCCAGGACCAGCAAGTTGACATGATGCAGTCTGACCGGGAGAGCGGTGACACCTGGGGCGGTAATGATGCCCAGGACACCCTCGGCACGGGCGAGTTGTCGGTCACTGACGGCGAACACTTGAACGCGGTTGATGCCATTGAGGCCGTAAACCATTACCGCCGGCAGACTGGCTACGCCCGCAGCGTTGTCGGCCAACTGCAGGCGATGCTGCCCGGTGTGGACCTTACCGGTGTGCTCGGTGAATACAACACCCGGCAGGCCAACAAGCTGCACACCGAGTACCCGGAGATCGAGGCGACTGTAACCGCCTACAGCCAGAAGACGGGGGCCAAGGCCGGTGTCCGCACCGGTTCGGAGAAAGACGCCGCGGTTATCCTGACCCGCAGCGACCAGGCCAGCGAGCGGGCGGCAGCGGACCACGGCGATGTGCAGCAGCACAAGGACGTGCGCAAGGTCACGCCCAAGATGCTGCAGACCCTCAAGGACCGCATCGCCGCCGGCGACAATGCCGGCGCGGTCGAGGTACTGGAACGGCACGGCCTGTTCCCCGATGGGGTTGCGGTTGATGGAACGGCGGTCGACCGCCGCCCCCTGCACGAGCGTGCGGCTTTAGCGGGTAATAAGCGTGCGAACGCGGCAGGCAAGGCGGCCTTGTGGCTGGAGGAAGAAGCGAGCGACGGTTCTGCCACGCCTGCGGCCTTTGACGCCCAGCGCCTGACCCGCGAAGGGCTGATTGACCAGCAGCGGATGGACAGTAACGGCGATCTGCAGCTCACCGAGGTGGGCAAGAACGGTGAGACCCGGCAGGCGGGGTTCAAGGAGGTGCTGGCCCGTGCGTTCTCCGAAGGCATCGCCAAGCTGCTGGACTCCAACCCTAAGTTGCGCATCACCGACAACATGATCCCCGACAGCACGGTTATCTACCGCGACCCGCGCTCGCCGGAAGCGTTTTGGACCTGGGGCGACGTTAAGCCGGCGCTGCAGAAGATTTATGAGCGCCAGGACCAAGCAGCACTGCTGAAATCCGAGGACATCGGCTACCTGCGCTCCGAGCTGAACCGCCAGAATCGTCGGGCGGCCAAAGGCGAACCGGCCGACAAAGGTTTTGCTACCAAACTGACCACCCGGGTGGCCGAGCTGGAGGCAGAGCGTGACGCCGCTATCGCCGGGCTTTACCGCGACGATGATCGCTCCGCCGGCTGGGCCAAGGAAGGCGGCCCCGACGACCGCGGCGCGTATTTCGACCCTGAAACCGACCCCACCGCCCGTTATGTTAACCGCGACGAGGTCGTTTACCGCGAGCAGGATGGCACTATCGCCAAGGTCGACCGCGACCAACTGGACAAGGACACCAACGACAGCCACGCGCACGACTCCGACCCGACGCGCTTACCGGACGAGGCCCCCGCCCAACTGGCCAGCAAGGGCTGGAAACCGCTGCGCTCGGTGCAGGACGGCAAGCCGGCGCGACACCAGGCCGAAGACCCAGCGGTAGAATTGGCGCAGACCAAGGATCAGTTGGCGGCGGCACACAAAAACCTGGCGCTGCACGAAGAACTGGCGGCGTTGTCCGAGGCCGAGCGCAACGCCCTACCAAACCGGTTGCGGGAAGTAGACCAGGAGCTGGCCTACCTCGAGCGCGACCTGAACAACACTACCGCGCCCGAGAACACGACCGGTGGCGAGGCCCCGGTCCAGCAGAAGGCGGCCCCGCGTCAGGTGGAGGACATCGACACCCAGTTGCACGCCAACCAGGTGGAGCGGGTTACAGCATCAGGCCAGCTCACCAAAGCGGTTGAACGGGGGTCGATTACCCGCGAGCAAGCGCATTCCTGGCTGTCGCGCATTGGCCAATCGGACGCCGAATTACAGGCCCAGCGGGGGCGCATCCTGCAAGAGGTCCAACAGCGCCGAGCCGAACTGCTGAACGAGCAGGCTCGGCTGCGTCGCCTGGTGTCGGGTATGGACGCTCAGGGCCGTTCTCGGGTTGCGCGCCCCGAAGTCGAGGCTACCGTCCAGCGACTGGAACAACGTGCACTGGAGTTGGAGCGCCAGCAATTGGCTGCCAAAGAGCAGGCGGCCAAGACCTCGCCCGCCGACCAGGAGCCCAAGGCGAAGCTCACGGAAGCCCCGGCTACCCAGTCTGTCGGCCGTCGCTACAAGCCCGGTTCAGAGGCCCAGCAGGAAGCCGTGGCCAATGCGGTTGAGGTCGTGCGCGAGCGTTCGGACGCCGTGGCCGCGGTGGGTGACAAGCTGCGGGTGTTCGATCGCATCCAGCAACTGCAGAAGCAGCTCGACAAGCCCGCGCCCCGCAACACGCTGGCCGAGCGCATTCGCCGCCGTGCGCCCAATGAGATTGCCGAGCTACAGGCCCGCATCGACGCGATTGAGAACAGCATCCGGGCGCAGCCTAACCTGGAACGCAACGTGTACAATCGGCTGCGGATGGAGGCTAACCGGCTCAAGAACGAGCAGGCCAAACTGGAACAGCGGCTCAAAGATCTCCCGCCGGCGGCACAACGGGATACCAGCCGTATTGAAACCGAACTGGCGGCCCTCAAGCAGCGGGTCTTGTCAGAAGGTCTGGACGAAGCCAAGCTGCGCCAGGAGCACGCCGAGCTGCAAAAGCAGATGGACGCCGCCGATGCCGACCTGCGCAGTAAGCGCGAAGCACTGGAGCAGCTGCGCGATCACGACGCCGAGAGCCAGTCCAAGGCGGCGAAGGTCAACCAGGAAGCCCTGGAATCTGCCCCCAAGGCGGTGAAACAGGCCATCGAGCGCCTGACCAACGGCGAGGTGGAGGGCGACTCGGTCAACGCCACTAAACTGGTGGCGGGGCTGCGCAAAAAGCAGCAAACCGTGTTCGGCAATAACCGACACCACGGCGCCCGCAGGGTGATCAACGGCCTAAGCAAGGTGTTCCGGCAGACCACCAAGGGGCGGCTGGGCCGCATCAGTGGCTTGTTGCGCGAGAAGTCCGACCGCTTCGAGGTCAACTGGCGGCTGCGGCAGCAGCGCTGGGTATCCTGGATGGCCGGCGTTCTGCACGGCGCTGACGGCAAGACCCCGAAGGGGCTGCAGCGCGGCTACGAGGATTTGGTCGACGGCAAGAACACGCTGCTGGCCCGCAAGTTGTCCCGGGAGCTGGGCAAGATTGTGGCGGAAATTAAGAAGGTGGACCCCACATTCGAGCTGGATGGCGCCCCAACCGTGCTGAATCTCGGCCGCATCCACGAGCGCATGGCCGAGTTCCGTGAGGTACTCAACCAGAATGGCGTGGTTAAGGTGGACGAGCTGGTTAAGGCCCTGCACCTGTCCGAGGGGGTGCCGGGCTTCGAGGTGTTTGCCGGTAGCGAGACCGTGAAGTCCATTCTGGGCACCCGAAAGGATTTGGCGAAGCTGAAAGCGGCCCTGCCCAAGTTGCGCGAGTTGGGCTTCCTGCGCACCGACGCCCCCGAGGTGATCACCGGCTTTGTGCGCAGCGCCGCCCGGTACGCCGAGTGGGGCAAGGAATACGGCCTGCTGCGCAAGACCAAGAACGGCAAGGACTATTTCGACAGCTCGTTTCAGTACAAGGCATTGATGGAGACCATTAGCGAGTCTGACCGGTCCGAGGTCCGCCAGCTCATGTCCGCCATCACCGGTTCCATGGGACACAACCTGCCGAATTGGGTCCGCGCCGTGAACGCCGGTTTCTTCGCGGCGACGGCCGCCCGTTACCTGCTGTTCTCGGCGGTGGCCTCCATCCCCGAGACCGCTGTTGTGGCCGTGCGGGCCAAGCGCGGGCTCCGTGCCCAGCTGCAGGTGTTGACCTCGGACTTGTACCGGCTGGCGATCAGCGACCGCGGGGGGTTGCGGGCGCTGGCCGACGAGCTGGGCATCATTGACACCGAAGTGACCCGCCACGCCATGCAACAGCTCTACATGATGGATGAGCTGACCGTTGGCAAGACGGCGAGTAAGGTGGCCGGGGTGATGTTCAAGATGAACGGGCAGGTCGCACTCACCAACCTGCAACGGATGCAGTCGCTGGTTCAGGCCCAGGGCTTCCTCAAGGAGCACTCTGCCAAGGCTGCGGCCGGAGACCCCACTTCACAGCGGTATCTCAAGGAGCTGCAGATCGACCCGGAGAAGGCCGCCGAAACCAGCAGCCCCGAGTACAAGGACGCGCTGCACCGCTTCGTGCTCCAGGCCATGACCAACCCCGAGGCTGGGGCCATGCCGCTGTGGATGTCCGACCCGCGCTTCCAGGTGTTCGCCTCGCTCAAGAAGTTCATATACGGCCTGGTAGACCGGGTGCATATGGGCGTCTACAACGAGGGCCGCAACGGCAGCATCTCCCAGGCCATGGCGATGACAGCCGGTTTCGCAGTGGCGTCCATGGCCCTCGGGTCGCTGGCCGAGTGGCTGCGGGAGATGATCAAGTACCCGCCGCTGTTGACCCGTGGGCGCGGTATGCCGCAAAGCTTTGACGAGAAGTTGGCCCGGGTGTTCAACGCTACCGGTATGCAGGCACATGCCCAGCTGTTGGCCTCCCCCCGCGTGGCGTACGAGCACGAGGGGATGTTCTCAGCCATGCTGGCCGGGATGAACCCTACCATCGAGTGGTTGATGACTGATTTGGCCGACCCATCCAAAAAGGCGGGAACCAAGCTGGCCGAAGCGCTGCCGGTGTCCAACCAGCTGCCCTGGGCCAAGGCTTGGGTTATGGATATGGTTGGAGGCAACGGACGGTGATACTGTAATCGTAAAATGCAGTAGCACTGGTATATAATGGCTGGTAATCAACCAGCCATTTTCTTTGTTGGAGCGCCCATGTCGGAGTCGGCCACGGACACCTTAAACCGCAATGCCGGGGTCATCACCCTGTTGTCCTCCATGCTCCTGATGGTCATAGGGGTGCTGTTCCAGGCGTCCTTCGACCGACTGTTCGGGGATCTGGACAAGCTCAAAGAGTCCCAGGCCGTCCTGCAGACGCGCCTCGAGCACAGCGTCGCCACGGTGCAGGACGTGCGGATGGCGGTCAAGGACAGCGAGGGCCGACTACAGAACCTGGTCATTCGCGTGACCGTGCTCGAGGACCAGATGCAGAAGGGGACTTTCAATGCGACTGCGCGTCGATGAGTTCAAGGGCACCGCGCCCAAGTACAAACCCACCCAACTGGCCGATGGCCTGGCGGTGCAGGCGCTGAATGCCCGTGCCGGCCGCGGGCTGCTTGAGTCCTGGGCTAACCCGTCCAGCGCCGGTGTCACCTTGCCGGTGAACTCGAACTACTGGTTTCGCTACCGCAACACCCACTGGTTCACCTGGCAGAACCGGGCCGAGGCGGTGCAAGCGCCGCTGGTCAACGATGCCAATGCCTACGCCTGCATCACGGATGAAAGCTACCCCAAGGTGTCCCGCGCCGATGTGGCCCTGACGGCTGCCCCGTACCCGACGCTCACTTACCGTTTGGGGATCCCGCAACCCGCGGCCCCGAGCGTGGCGGTGGCCACCAACGCCGATGGTACGCGCCCGGCAGCACCGGCCAACGCCGACGATCTGGACCTGTTCACCGTCTACTACAAGGTGACGTGGGTCGATGCCTGGGGCCGGGAAGGTCCGGGCAGCCTGGTATCCGCCGCCTGCGACATGAAGGAGTACACCGTTTCGGGGGTGGTTTACACCGATACCCAGACCACCATCAGCCGCCCTGCCGTCCCTACCGGCAGCTACAACTTCGGCACCGGGTCGGTGTGGCGTATCTACCGCGCCAACTACGGCAGCAACGGTACCGGGGTGTTCCAGTTCGTGGCCGAGGTCGCCCTGGGCACCACCAGCTACATCGACCGGTCGCCCAGTGAGTCGCTGCAAGAAGCGATGATCACCGACGACTGGTTCGGGCCGCCGGACGATAACACCAGCCTGTTCCCCAACGGCCCGTTGCGGCACATCGGTGCCCACCCATCCGGCTTCATGTTCGGCCACACGCTGCGCGAGATGGCGTTCAGCGAGCCCGGCACCACCCACGCGTGGCCGATCCGTTACCAGCAGTCGGTGAACGACGACATCGTGACCTGTCTGCTGGCCGGCGGCGACGTGGTGGTGCTGACCAAGGGCGTACCCTATGTGTTCCAGGGCCTGAGCCCGGAGGCGATGTCCCCCATTCGTATTCCCGAGCCCCTGCCCTGCGTCAGTCAGGATGCCGCCGTCGAAGTGGACGGCACGGTGTTCTACGCCAGCCCGTTCGGTCTGGTGGCGCTGCGCGGTACCCAGGTGCAGGTGGTCAGCCGCGATTACTACATGGACGTGGACTGGGCGGCGCTCACCCCCAGCTCCATGCGCCTGGCCCACTACGACGGCCGGGTGTTCATTCTGCGGGCCAACCAGAACGCGCTGGTGTTCAACCCCCAGGCCCCGGATGACGGTATCCGGGAGCTGGCGCTGGACCCGACGCTGCACTGGACCGTGGACGGCACTGGCGAGCTGCACTATGTCGCCCGGGGTGACGCCACGCGCACGGTGATGAAGTTCAATTCCGACTTCAACAACCGCCTGACACTGACCTACAAGACCAAGGAGTATCGGCTGCCCTCACCGGTGGCGGCGTTCGCTCACGCCAAGGTGGTCAGTGAATCCTACCCGCTGACCCTCACTGTCTATGCCCGGCGCGAGTCCGGCACGGTGATGACGTTCGTCAAGACGGTGGCCTCGGCCGCCCCGTTCGCGCTTCCGGGCGGGCTTCGTGCTCGAGATTGGTGGTTCAAGGTCGAGGGTACGCCCCAAGTACACAGCGTTGCCCTCGCCCACAGCATTGCGGAGCTGAATGACTGATGGCCAAGCCCAAGCAGCCGGCGATCCCGGCTATCCCTTCTGACACCCCCAAGGCGTTGCGCCCGTTCATGAGCGCCATGCGCGAGGTGGTGCAGATCCTCGCCGGCCAAGGTCGCGGTAGCGAGCTGGACCAGGCGGTAACTTATCGTGACCTTGGGGCCCGCAGCGGTGGCGGCACGGCCGCGATTGCCGGGGCCTTGCAGGGGCTCATCGACCAGGGCGGCGTGCAGGCGTATTCCCCGGTCGACCGGCCGACCACCCCGAGCGGGGTTGGCGTCACCAACTATGTGGGCGGTGTTTTCGTGCAGTGGGACTTGCCCCGGTACAACGGGCATTCGCACACCGAAGTCTACCTGCAGCAAACGGCGGTGGACGGCAATAACGACCCGGTGGATGCGCCGGCGCTGGACCTGGACACCATGCTGGCTGGTTCCTCCAGCTCGGCGGCGGTGGGCTTGTCAGTTCGCACCGGCTACGGGTATTACGTTTGGGTACGGCACGTCAACCAGTCGCAGCAAGCCGGCCCCATCCACGCGGTCGGCGGCACGTTCCTGTTTCACCCGCACGCCCCGACCTATCTGCTTGAGCAGCTGAGCGCGCAGATTCAGGAAAGCCACTTAGCCCAGACGCTCTCCGAATCTATTTCGGAGATCCCTGGCCTCGTCCAGGTGGCCGAGGGCAACACCACCAACCTGTTCCTCAACCCGGCCTTTGCCGGCGGTTTGCCGCACGGCTTTGGTATATCCGGTGCAGTCTACCCATCGAGCGATGGCACGGTCCCCGCGTCATGCCCGGTTTCCAACGTGCTGCGGATCCAAAACCGGGACACACTAGGCAAGACCATCGACGTGGTGCCAGGGGACTTGCTCAGTTTCTCCATGCTGTGCGCCACCTACGACGCCACCGCCCCGCAAATCCAGATTGGCGCCAAGTTCACTCGCAAGGATGGAAGCGTGTTGGCCTGGACCGGGGCAGTGACCCGCACCACGTCGTCGACCTGGAAGCAGATTGCCGGCACGCTGACCGTGCCTGCCGACGCGGCCCAGGCCCAGTTGTGGGTGCAACTGAACTACAACGACACCAACCACCACTGGTTCATCACCGGGGTTAGTTTCTCGCTGGGTGCCGGGGCTATGTGGTCGGTGCGTTCCCAGGTGGGCGACATCAAGGCCGGGATCGGCGTCTGGACCGGCACCGGCGGGCAGTCGGAAGTGGCGGTGGCCGCATCCCGCTTCTATGTGTTCGACCCCAACGACCCGACCAACAGCTACAAGGCGCTACTGGCGGTCAGTGGCGGCCAGGTGCTGATCAACAATGCCGCCATCGACACGGCCTATATTCAGACCCTGGCCGCCGGGGAGATCACGGCTGCCCGGATAAACGCCCTGACCCTGAACGCCATCAACATCACCGGCGGCACTATCACCGGTACGGCGCTGCGTGGCGGTACGCTCGGCATTGGTACGGGCGGCCCGTATTCCGGGTATAACACCTTCATCGAAAGCACCGGCCAGCTCAAGACCAACAACCTCTACGCCACGGGCGGTACGTTCACCGGCACGGTGACAGCGACCGGCGGGACGTTTAGTAACTGCACCATTTCAAGCAACTGCACCATCCAGGGCACGCTGAACGCCAACCAGATCGTGGGTGACATTACCGCGATGAAGAACTGGTCTTGGGGTGGTGCTACCAGTTACGCCGGCGGGAACTGGATCAACATCATTAGCACTACCCTGGCAGGAGCATCCTTTGACCGGTGGCTGCTGGTGTCTGACTTTTATGTAACTGCAACATCTGGCTACATCACGGTTGAAGTAATAGTGGGCGGGGTCACCAAATTTTCTAAGGAGTACCAAGCCTCTACGACGGTAAAAATCCCCGGCGTTACTGTAGGCGCGAGCGGGAACGTTGGCGTCGAGCTGCGGTTCAAGTGTACTTATGGCGCGCAGGTATCTGTATATTCGCAGGACATACAGCTTACCGTGTTCAAGAAAGACACCGGTACATTCTTGTGAGCGAGCTGCTATCGCCTGACCTGCGCCACCAGCGTGTCGCGGATGGCCTTGAGGATGCTGGTGCGGCGCTCGGCGTACTCGGCCGTGGCGTAGTGGTCCGGGGCGGATACCCAGAACACTGTGCGGTTGCCGCCGGCGCAGTTGCTCTCCAGCCGGCACTCCGGGTCGATGTCCTGCACCACGGTGTCCAGGCGCAGCTCCAGGGCTACCGGTAGCGGCCCTTTGTTGTAGGCGAATAGGTGGCTCATTGCAACCTCCAATAAGTAAGGCCCCCGTGTTGGGGGCCTTTGTCATTTTACCTTTACCTGGTACGGTCGCCAGGGGAATAGCGGGCATTGGCTGCTGCCGCAGTCGCGGATCAGCACCCGGAAGCCCGGTTCGGTGGCTTTCACGGTGCAGCCCATGCACTCGGCGCACTTGGCCTTGATGGCGTTCGAGCGCGTGGGCTTGGCCCAGTATCGCAGTATCGGGTTGGTCTGCGGGGTGGCTTGCTGCGGCTCACCGCACATATGGTACCTCGAATTGTCGGTTCATACGCTCCAGGTCCATGGCCATCATCTGCAGCACTCGGTGCAGTTCATCCACCGGGATTACATAGGCGTCGATGCTGAACATGGTGTGGAAGTTCCGGGTTTCGGTGTGCAGGTTGTGCTCCACGGTGTGGGCGGCCATGTCCCGGCGCAGGCGGTCCATGACAGCGTGGCGCAGTTCGTTACCCCGCGCCCCCACCTCCAGTTTGTTGACTGCACACCCGGCGCGCACCCGGTAACGCTCGAGTAACTGTTCCACCCTCATGCGACCTCCTTGAACTCGGTGATGGTGTCGTTGGGGATCAGCGTGCGCAGCTGACGCCAGCCCCGGAAGTTGCGGCAGCGGCTGGTGGGCAGGAACAGCGGCTGGGCCTGGTGCTCGAAGGGCGAGGCGTGGATTGGGCGGCTGCCGGCCAGGCGGGCGAAGATACGCTGGGCTTTGTCCAGCGACAAGTCCTCCTTGCGGTAGCTGACCTGGGCGCAGGCGCTGGCGGATACCATCAGCGCTTCTTCCTCGGACAGCACGCGGCCTTCGCTGCGGTAGACCAGCAGACTCCCGACCCGGTTGCGCTCGATGAACGGCAGGTGCCACTCGCCGCGTTTCAGCGTCATCGGCTGGCTGTGCTGGTAGGCCACCCACATTTGTTTCGCCAGCTCGCGGATATGCGGGTCGGCACCCTTATCGGTGCGCAGGGCGAAGAAGTTGTCGAAGTCGGTGCCGGTCAGGACCACCTTCATGTGCTGGTGGGCCTCCAGCACGCGGTTGGCAACCTGCTTGTGTACCCCCAGCTTGGCCAGCCGGCGGGCGGCCTTGCGCGAATCCTTGGCGTGCTGCTTCCAGATGGCGATGGCCTGGGCCTTGTCCATCGGGCTCAGTTCTTCATCGGCCACCATGCCGGGCTGGTTGGCACCGATGTGCAGCGGGATCACCGGGTTCTTGCATGTTTGCTCAATTACCGCCTCGATGGGGATGGCGCGGCTGCTCGAGCTGTTGCGGCTGAATACACGGTGCGTCATCAGTTCGGCGTGGACGATCCGCGGGTACTCGAGGACAAAGGTCGTCACTCTTGCGGGGCGGAGCCATAAGCGGCTGAAAGAAGAATCCTGAACGATGCGGACGGCTATTCTCGACATGGGGTGTGGTCCTTGATACGGGGCTGATGGTTGGGCGTACTGCCGGGCGAACGGTTATGGGGCGCACCATCGCCGGGCGGGCCACCGAAACGGTGATGGCGAACGCCGGGGCGGTGCAGGACGTTAGGGCGGCCGCCAGTAACAAGGCCGCGGGTTTGGCGATCTGGGTCATGCAGTTCTCTTATTCGTGTTGGACGCCAGCCACTGGCTGAACCGCAGGGGGTTCATCACCAGGCGGTTGTCGGGCGTTTTGCACCACAAGTCCCCTTCTGGCCATTGCTGGCGGGTGATCTTGCAGCGCAGGGCGTTCGGGGAGTAGCCGAACAGCTCTTGCATCTTGTTCAGGTTGCACCAGTAGTCAGGGTGCCAGTGCTGCTCAGTCATCCCACCTCCGCACCCACTCCACTTCCACGCCGGCGGCTTCCAGCTTGGCGCGCCCTTCGGTGCAGGAGTCGAACCAGCGGCTTTCCGGGTAGATGGCGGGGGCCACCACGCGCTGGATGCCCTCGTGGATGATGCGGTCGGCGCACTCGGCACAGGGCGGCAGCGGGAACACGAACATGGTGTAGCCGCGCAGGTCCTCCCATAGGGCGTTCTGGATGGCGTTGATCTCGGCGTGTACCACCAGCTCCAGTTTCAGTTGCCGGTCGTGCAGCACCGCCGGGGTGTCCGGGACGCTCGATGGCAGGCCGTTGAAGCCGGTCGAGGCCACGGTTTTGTCCGGGCGCATGATGGCGGCACCGACTTGCTTGCTGGGGTCTTTGCTCCAGGTGCTCATCAGCTCGGCCAGCCCCAGGTAGCGGGCATCCCACTTGGTCATGCCGCACCCCCGGCTTCGGCTACGGTGCAGGGGATGGCGTCGCCAACACCCAGGATGCCGATGTGCGGGTGCGGGTCGCTGTCCAAGGGGTTGCCTTGCAGGTCATAGAACACATGCTTCAGCGGCTCTACCGGTGCCTTCTCTGCGAATTCCCGGTGCCGGGCCTCGCCTTTCAGGGCGGAGTAGTTGGTGCCGTCCAGGGCGCTGTCGTGGTGGTAGCCGTCTTTGGTGAACAGCCGCACGTCCTTGAGGATCTGCATGAAATGCCAGCCCTGGGCTTCGGTCAGGTTCAGGCCATGGTGCAGGTTGAACACGGCCACGGTTTTCTCCATCGAGCGTTCGCCGCTCGGCTTGTCATAGGTCTTGCCGCGCTCGGTCAGGATGCCGACGCCTTCGGCTAAGATGCCACCAGCTGTTACTGCCATTCATATCTCCAGTGTTACTGTATTCAAAAGCCGTAGATAAGGGAGGGTTGCCCCTCCCTTGTTGGTTACGCGGCTACGAAAGCTCGATGCGCTTTGACCTCGGGGTAATGCACCCCGGACACTCGCTGCGGCGACTGACCCGGTTCCAGGTCGATGGCCTCAATACGGGCGTTGCGGGTATGTTCCACCCACCAGGTGTTCCGCGCCTCGTCATAGTGCAGTGGGCCGAACAGCGGTGAGCCGTCAATGTCCACTATCACCAGGTCTCCTTCCCTCGGCAGCGTGTCGGACACGATGAGGAACGTCCCTTTCGGGTACAGCGCCCCTACCACATCCACCTCCACCGCGTAGGCGTCCAATGTCACACCAACTGAATCCACTAGAATGCTCCTGTGCTCGGGTTTACGCCCGGCCAATGTCAGCTTGACCGGAAGCGTGGTTTTAGCCGGTCGCAAAGACATAGGAGTCACCGCCAATTCCGTGGCCAATTCGCTGGGTTGGACCCCGACGAGCTGGGCGAACTTGATGATGAAGTCGGTGTTTAAGGGTATCTCAGCGCGAAGGTACTGACTAAAGCCAGAAGTCCCCATGCCCAGGGCTTTCGCCCCATCGGCTTGGGTTGCCCGCGTGCTGTCCTTGTACGCCGCCCATGCGGCCAGGATACGCTTGTGCGTGTCCGGCCCGTAAAGCTCTGGTCTTTTGCGTGCCATAAAACCCCCGTTTCGTGGCGTTGTGCTTGGGTAACGGGTTCCAGTATAACTGCAATTTTAACCGGACGTAAACAGACTACGTTATTATTCGTCCGATCATCCTACCAGTGATGCGATCTCGGCCGCAATCTCTTGGTAACTCCGCAGGCGGTTCTGGAACTCTTGGTTTGGGATGCCGGTCAAGGCTTCCGGTAAATCATAGACCACGCCTTTCGACCCGAAGCCTACAATCACGCGCACTTGCTCCCCCGCCCCTTCGGCCATGCGCGCCCACTGCTTCTGCAGGGTGCTCAGGTCCGGCTTGACGTAGGTGTCCGGCCGGGCCGGCAGCTGCTTGAGGTACTTGTACTCGATCCACAGTATCTTGCCCGGCAGGCCGTCCTTTCGCCGGTAGAAGGCGTCCGGCACCCCGCCCTGGTAGTCGTCGCGGATCTTCCAGGCGAAGACATGTTCCGGCAGGCGCTTGTGCACCGCCTGGGTGTAGTCGGATTCGGTCATGCGGTTCTCCTATGCTCGAATGCGGTGATTATGGTTGCTGCAATGGCTATTGCGGTGATCAGCACCGGGCCCATCATCGACAGCATCACGAAGCTGATCGGGTGTAAAGGCCCGACCGCGCTGGCGGATTCCTTCCGGTCGAGCTGCGCTATGTACGCCCAAAAGGGCGCGGCGATCAGTGCGGCGGCCGTGCAGTACAGCAGCCACCAGATATTGGGTTCGGTCATATAACCCCCTCCCACTCTCCGGCCCGGATTTCCTTAATGAGTTGGGCATGGGTATAGGCGTTCATCATGATCGTGCGGTCCCCTTCATGGACCAGCACTTTGTCGTTGGCCAGCAGCTCGCGCACCTCCAGCAAGCGTCGGACCTGCACCCAGCGTCGCCCTACCTTGGATTTGGTCTGCTTCGGTATGCGGGTGTAGGTTCTGGTGGGCGGCACCACGATCACCTTGTACCCGTTCAGGAACATCATTCTTTCTGCTCCGGCAGGCAGCCCAGTTCCTCGAGCTGGTGGTAAACGTGATTGACCCACTCGTCCACCGGCTGGTGGTCGGTGCTGGGGTGGTTGTCCATGCTCTCGCCGCAGCAGCAGATGCCGGTGCCCACCGGCGCGTGCATCACGAACTCGGCAAAGCGGCGCTGCTGCACCAGGCGCTTGCGGGCGGCACGGACAACCATCGGTGACGGCGTCATGTCCGGGTCCAGCAGCGTGATCAGCTCGTTGAGCGTGAATTCTTTTTCGGGTTCTTGTCTCGGTGTAGCCATACGGTTCCTCCTGAAAAGGAAAAGGCACCCGAGGGTGCCAGTTCGTTACTGCCTGCTATCAGGCTGCGTCTTCATCCTGCTCCTGCGGCTGGCTTGCGGCCTGGCCGAAGAAGGAGTTAAAGGCGTTCTCCGCTGCAGCGTAGATTTCGTCCGGTGCCACCACCACGAAGTCAATATCGTAGTTGAAGTACGGGCCGTTCTGGGAAGTCTCGTTGGTGACGCCCAGCTCCCACACGCAGCCGAAGCGCGGGTTACCCGCTTCTTCCTGCTCGGCGATCAGAGAGTTCCACTTGCGGGAGATTTTGGCCTTGGTGCCCGGCATATCCAGCAGCGCCACGCCCATGGGTTCACCGCTGTCGGACAGCAGCATCACCAGGTGGGTGGGGTTGTCGGAAATGTCGTACTGGGCCGCGTCTTCCTTGGCATCGGCCAGGGCTTGCAGCGCCTCGGCTTCGTCCATGTAGGTGCCGAACATACCGCCGCCGAACTTGCGCTTGCGCCACACCACGGTCTTGCGGTCGTAGTGCAGGTTGATGATGAACAGCTTGTTGAACAGTTTGCTGTTCAGGCTGTTCATGATCATGCCGGTCTCAGCCTCGGGGATGTACTGGGCGGAGCCCTTGGTCACTTCCGGGTTGAGGGCCTGCAGCAGTTTCAGGCGGGGCAGCGCCAGGTCGTCCTTGGTCACGTTCTCGGAGCCGCGGCCGACTTGTTGTTGGCGGCGTTCCAGGTTGGTGGCTTGGCCCTTGATAGCTACATCGGTAGATTTGGTCATGGTTGGTTCCTTAATGGTTCAATCGTTAATGGTTGGTGGTTGTGCCGGTGACTCCTGTCGCATTGCAGGCATCGCGGGTCACGGCTCGCCTTGGGTCTTTCGACCGCCTGTTCGACACAACTGTGGATGGCACTGCGGTCTGCCGGATTTCTGGACAATCTTTCAGCCCAGTCCTATCAGTGCTTCGTGGTGCCATCCCAGTTTTGTGCTTGCAGTTATCGTCGGCAAGCTCGACTCCCCCGCTGCACGCATCCGGGGACTTTATTGCGCCGCGTCCGGTCGGCACAATGGACACTGCCCTAACCACACCGCAGACCTACATGTAGCCATCCGATTCAGGGAAGGCAACGGCCAGGGCAGTGTCCATTATGTCGCTGAGACAAAGGCCCCGGTAACAACTCGGGGCCTTTCGTGATGCACACTTCACGGGGTACAGTCATGATAGCACTACTGGATCTGACTGCAACAGGTTCCCTGCTATCCGCGCGATTTCGTGACCGACAGCTTGTTCTGGGTGAACGGCACCACCCCGGGGATGGACTCGCCCATCTGCCAGGCTTCGCGGCACGCGTTGGTTGCCGGTCGGCGCTGCATCAGGAAGAACGCATCGTTCTCCTTGATGTAGGCGTAGAACGCGTCCCAGTCGTCCACGTTGGCCACGACTTCCTCTTTCAGGGTCACGGAACCCATGCCGGCAATGGCCATGCGGTCGACCCCGGCCTCCAGCAGCTCGGCAATGGCTTCGTTTACTGCAGCGTCATACCGCTCCTTGATCTCCTTCACGGCTGCGTTGGCGGCATCCAGATCGGCTTTCAGGGCGAAAATGCGGGTGATGACTTCCTTCATGCTGCGTTCTCCTGCTGGTCGTTCTCGCCCTGGTACTGCGGTTCTTCGGGTTCCGCTTCGGGCTCCGGCCGGGCTTGGCACACGGATTCCCAGTTGTCCAGGTAGTTCATGTTGGTGCGCAGGACTTCCTCGGCCTCCTGGAACTTGGCGCGCAGGGCTTCCAGCTGCTTTTGCGACTTCTGGGCGGCCTTGGTGTAGGACGCCAGGTTGTCGAAGTTGCACTCGTCGTTGGCCTTCTGGATGCAGCTACGGGCCGCGGCCAGGGCTTCGTTGGCATCATCCATCTTGCCCTGGATGTCTTTCAGGCCTTGCGCGGCACAGCGGGCGGCCCAGGTGATGGCGTGCAGGCGGTCGAAGTGGGCGACGGACAGCATTTCTACGTCATGGGAGAATTGGTTCATTGTCATTTTCCTTTTGTTCACGGTTAATGGTTACGCTGCGTGTTGCAGTTTCAGCATCAGACCCAGCAGGTCCAACATGTTGTGATGCTTCTGCCCGGTGTTGGCATACACATCTTCTTCCGCAGTGCCGGCGGCGGCGACGTGCAGGATTTCGCACTTCCGCTCCTGGCCCTTGCGGTAGATCCGGTGGATAAATTGCTCGTACAGGTCGGCCCGGTTGGTCGGGCTTGCCCACACCACCCGGTTGCCCCGGGTCAGGGTCAGGCCGTGGCCGGCGGCGGCCGGGTGGGCGAAAATCGTTTGCAGGTTGCCGGCTTGGAAGTCCGCGACAATCTGCTCCCGGCGCTTGACCGGCACCGAGCCGTCGATGATCCCGAACTCGAGCTTGCGCTTCTTGGCCTCGGCTTCCAGACCGTGGCGCTGGTGCTCCCACTGGAACGCTACCAGGGAGGCGTCCGACTCACAGGCCAGGTCCAGCACCAGTTCGTGGCGTTCCTTGTGCAGGTCTTTCGCTACCCCGCGCTCGTCGTAGACGGCACCGGACAGGATCTGCAGCAGCTTCGCCACCCGGGCACCGGCATGGACCGCAGTCAGGATCTCCCCGCTCTCCAGTAGCATGGCGGACTCGCGCTGCATCTGGCGGTACATGGCCATCAGCTTGGGCGGCAGGACCACCGGCACGGTGCGGGTGATCAGCGGCGGCAGCTCCGTCACTTCGTCCAGGCTCACCCGGAAGGTGATGTCGGTCAGCAGCGCAGACACCACGTCGCGGGCCTGGGGCTTGTCCACCCACTTGGTCGCGTTGGCCTTGAGGGGGATCGGGGTGCAGACGTTGTTGCGGAAGCCGAAGAAATTCCGCCCCAGCCGCTCCCCGCGGTCCACGCAAAACGCCAGGTGCCAAATGTCCGTGATGGATTTCGGCGTTGGCGTGCCGGTCATTAGCGTGATGATGGGCACTTCCTCCGCCGCCTTGGCCAGGGCCTTGGAGCGTTGGCTGTCCTTGTTGCGGAAGGCATCCGCCTCATCCACGATCAGCACGTCAAAATGGCGGTGCCAGCCGTTTTCCACCACGTCCTTGATGCCGTCGTGGTTGCAGATCACCCACTGGGCGTTACTTTTCTCGAACACCTCGCGGCGGTTCTTGGCGTAGGCGATGGCCACCGTTGCTTCGGGCGCGAACTTGGCCAGGTCGCCGCCCCAGGCCGGCTGCAGGATGGACAGCGGTCCCAGGACCAGTACCCGGGCCCCCGCCCAGTTTTGTTCCACCGCCAGGATGCAGGCCCCGGTTTTACCGGTCCCGCAGCCCGACGTGTTCAGCATTCGCTGGTTGCGGCCCCACAGCTCCGCAAATTGCTTCTGGTGGGCCATAGGGGTGAAGGTCGGGCTCATACCGCTTCCTCCGCATAGATGCAGTCGCCGGTGCCGTACTTGCTCTTGCCGTAGGCACACCAGCGGCAGTTGACACAGTTCGGCTTGGCCGGGAACTGCGTTGCCACGGTGAAGTCCATGGCCCGGTGGTGGTAGCGCGGCAGCAGGATCCCCAGCTGGCGGCGCGTGAAGGTGCGCTCCATCACCTGCCCGTGGTCGAGATACCAAAACTCGGTCTTGAACACCTCGATGGCCGGAAAACGGTGGTACGCGTGCAGCGCATAGCTCAGGCCCTGGTCGCTGTGTTTCAGCTCATTGCCGAACTTGCGGCCGGACTTGTGGTCGATGATCCGCGCCGAGGTCTCGCTTTCCTGCACGAACACGTCCAGCTTGGCCCGGCCCCACAGGCCGTCTTCCTTCCAGCCGCAGGGCGACCAGTCCTTGCGGATGCCCCAGTTTTCCTCCATGACCACCTTGCCCTGTCTGAACAGGTCGGCCAGCTCCTGGAATCGCAGGTCGAACTTGCGCAGGCTGGTCGGGACTTCCCCGCCCTCGCGCACATAGTCCTCGGCTTCCTGGTGCATTCGCTCGCCCCGGGTCGCTGCGTCGGACTGCTTCTGTTTCAGCTTCTCGACCTTGGATAAGTACACGCGGAACGGACAGGCCTCATAGTCCTTGAGGGTCGAGAACGACCACACCGGGATGGTGCCCGTGCCGAACTCCACGTCGATGGCGTTGGGGTCCTTGGCCTCGTTACGCTTGGCCAGGGCGGCGGCGAATGCGCCTTTATCCTCGGCCTTCTCCACTACCGGCTTGGTAGCTTCGATGGCCACATGGCCCTTTTCCTCGGCCCGTTTTTTCAGTGCGTCTGCGAAATTCATAGTGGTCCTCGTTCACCATTACTGTAAAAGGAGCGCAGCCTAACTGGCTGCGTCCATGCTCGGGTCTATTGGCGCTACGCCTGGCACCTGGCCTAGCTGGGCCTGTAGGGCCAGCAGCTCGGCTTCCGGCAGTACCCAGTTCACCGACACCCCGCGCACGTTGCTGGCGCTCTTGTCCAGGTAGTCGCGGCGGGTCTGCTCCGACTTCACGGCGTGGGAGGTCAACATGCGGCTGAATGCGTTCTGGTTGATGTCCTTGCCGGCGCGGTAGGAGTAGATAACCCGCAGGTCGGTCAGCGGCACATGGGCGGTGCCCTTGTTGCAGCAGGAGACCCAGCGGCGCAGGATGGATTTCACGCCTTGGATCAACAGCTGCTCGCGCTGCAGCAACTCGTTCGGGCGGGCCAGCAGCTCGGGCAGGAACTCGGCCAGCTCCCCGGCCATGACGGCGCGGAAGAACCGGGTGGTGCTGTCCATGGCTGCTTCGATCGCTTCACGTTTGGCTTCCCCGGCCATCGGTGCCTGTACCTTGTCGCGGGCCACGCGGAAACTGCGCAGGAACGCGGAGAAGTCGGCCAGTTCGGCGTCGATGATCCGGTCTACCTCGGCCGGGTCGGTGTGCAACTGCGGCAGCACCTCCACCAGCTTGCCTTCCTGGCGCGGGGCGATGTTCCAGCGGCGGTCGTCAGGGGTGATGTTCAACGCCCCGATGTCGTTGGTGGCGAACAGGAACGACGAGTAGCTGGGTGCCTCTATCTGGTCGGTCCGCATTTTACGGATGGTGGTCGACGGCTCGGTGATCATGTTCTTGAGCCGGGACGCGGTCTTGGAGACCCCGGATGAGGCGTTGCCGACGTTGAACTCGTCCACCAGCACCAGCAGCGCGCTTTCTTCCCAGGCGTTGAACTGGTCGTCCGCGATGCGCTCGAGGGTTTTCACCATCGCGTGCTGGCCGAACAGTGGCTTGAGTACCCGGTGAAAGAAAAGGCCCTTACCGGTGCCCTGGGTGCCGTGCAGTAACCACGCGGTCTTGGCCTTTTCCCGGTACTGGTAGATGAAGGCCAACCAGTTCAGGAAGCGGGCTATCGACTCGTCGTCGTAGTTCAGCATGTGCGAGACCACGGTGTAGATGGTCGGGCACTGGCCGTGCAGCGCGTGACAGGTTTTCAGGTCGGCCCGTAGTTCCTCGCCCTGCTTGTGGCGCATGAACCGGGTGGGGCTGAACATGTTCACCAGCCGGCGTTCGGCGTCGAAACAGCGGTCCATCTTCGGCTGCATCTCCCGATAGTAGGTCGGGATGGTGTCCGGCATTGGCATACCGTACTCGCGCAGCCAGTGTTCCGCGTTGTCCTTGTTGGTGACCGCCAGGCGCACCAGCTCGTCCTCGTCCTGGTCGTACTCGACCCGGTACAGGTTGTTGGTGTCGAAATCCTGGAACAGCAGCGGCGTGATGTTGCGGGTCCGGCCGGCGTCGTCGGTCATTTTGGTGACTGGGCCACCGAATTCACGGACGTGCCAGTCGTACATGTCCTTGTTCGCCTGCTCGAACAGGAACGGCTTCTCGTCCGGCTTGAAGCAATGCACCACCAGTGGGTTTTTCAGCTCCACCCAGTAGGCGTTGCTGTCCCCGTTGTTCACGTTGTAGCGGGCGTATTGATGGTCCGCGTGAACGAAATTCATCTGGATGTGGTGCGGGTTGGTGATGACCTCGATTTCCCCCGCCTCGGTCTTCAACCGGGTGGTGCGGTGTTCTTTGGGGCTGATCCCCAGCACGCGCAGCAAGTCCTTGCGCTTGCGCTCGATCTTCGCCGCGATGGAGGTGGCGTTGGTCTCGGCCAGCAGCGGGTGCAGGTCCACCACCGGCTCGCCCTTGTCCACCAGCACGATCCGGTGCCGGTCGTCAGCGAACGGGTTGTCCGCGTCCGGGCCGAATTCGGGCGGGGCGATGTAGACGATCCGCGAGTTCTCGGCCAGGCAGGGGTCGATGGTGGATTTGACCGACTGCATGGAGGGGGTCAACGACAGTTGCTTCTCCACCGCCTCGATACCGACGTTCAGGCCGCGGATCCAGGTCTTGAGCGCCGCCGGCACCACTTCGCGGGCCAGGAAGAAATGCAGGTGCATGTTCAACTGGTCGTCCTTGCGGCCGAACGAGCTGGAGGCCACGGCCACATAGGAGGCGGCATTCAGCGGGGCCGGTAACAAGGAGACGATGGCCTCGGCACAGGTGCGGACGTGCTTGTCGGTTACTGATGGTGGCACGGCGACGTTCGGCAGGCGCAGCCCGTCGATGTCGAGGATCAGCAGGTTGGTCTTGCGCTGGCTGTCGGTCAGGCCCTTGCGGGACTGGTTCAGCAGCGGCTTGGAGGTTATACCCTTGTAGAGCGATGCGCCCTTGGCGGCGTACTCAGCGAGCAGTTCCCGGTAGGCGGCCAGTCCGGCAGCGTCCAGGGAAACGTCTTCGTCGTGGGTAGTGACCTTGGATGCCTTCGGGTATGCTTTGTCGATGCCGCCTTCTACTCCGAAGGCTTTGCGCATCGGGCCGACCGCGGCGGTCAGGAACTGCAGTTGCATTGCTACACCCTCCCCTTGCGCTCTTTGGCTGCCTGCTCGAACTCGTAGTCGTCGCGGCAGTCGGCATCACAGAATAATTGTTCGGGTTCTAACGGCGCCCCGCAGTAAAAACAGCGACCCGTAGGCTTTGGCCCAGTCTTTGACCGGATTTCAGCAATACGGGCCGCCTGTACTTGCGCCATGTGCTCGTCGGCGTAGTCGGCAATGTCCATGGATTTCATGCTTGTAGTTGAGGTGGCCTTTGATACTAGCAGTGTTACTGCACGGCTGGCTAGTGCAACATGCCATCTATGTCGAACAGGTAATCCGAGTTGGAAAACGCTTCTTCCAGGTTGGTGTCTCCGGTCAGATACTCGAACTCGTCGCCCAGTGTTGAGTAGAGCTCGTCCATCAGCTCATGCAGTAGGTCGATCACCAGCTCGCCCAGGCCATTCAGCTCATGCTGGGCGCGGTTGGTAAAGCGTTCACTGGCGTCTTGATACCATTGTTTGGCGTCGTCCCCCATGCGCTGGATCTCCCACCAGGCGGGTAGGTTCGGGTACTGCAGGTGCAGGCACTCGACGCCCAGTTCGTCCAGGTCGTGGTAGTTCCATTCGATTTCGATACTCACCGTGCGGGCGTGGACGTAGTGGTGGTTGATGACGGTGAAGCAGGGCTGCGGCAGGTGATTGTAGAACTTGCTTAGCAGCGGGAACCGGCGCTTGATGTCCCATTCGGCATCTTTCTTGTCCAGCAGCGTGGCCCAGTCAATCTCCGCTCGGGTGAAGCTCGCGCCGTCACCTTGGTAGCTGAAGCCACTGAACCGCATGTGCTTGGGCGGTACGATGATGCCCAGGTCTTCCTGCCATTGTTCGGACAGCATCTGGTAGATATGGGCGTGCCAGTCCCCCTCGCACACGTCCCAATCGCGCTGGGTGTCTAGCACGGCCTTTGGGTTGGGGTGGTGGTCAAACACCCATAGTTCGATTACCTCAGTGGCATCAGGGCTAGTCATTGTCCACCTCGTGCAGCTCCAGGGCGGCTTCGATGCGGCTCGGGTAGGTCCAGACGGATTGTTGCGCTCATGGTCGTGTCTCCTAGTTTCTCAATCCGAGGCGGCGCAGCTCGTCCACGAACTGTTCCGCGGTCTCCGGCAGCCCCAGCACCAGGCTGTAGGCGCGTTCAAGGGTGTGTTGGCGCATCTGCGTACCTACCTGGGCGGAGATACTGCCGTTCAGTGCGGCGTGGTTACAGGCGTCGTGGGCCTTTTGCAGCTCGGCTGCCACGCGCTCCTGAGCGCCTATCAATTGGGTTCGGTAGGCCACCATCCGGTCTTTTATCTCGTCCAGAGAGGCGGTACTGCACACCGCGTCCAGTTGCCAGTGCGTGATGTTGTGCTCTCGGAAGAAACGCCGCAGGGTTGCCGCGGCCGTGACGATTTCTGTCGGCAGGTTGTTCGGGTCCAGACGGGTTGTTGCGCTCATGATTCATCCTCCATGTTCCAAAAACCATAATCGGAACCGTCGCCGGGATGGGTGCCGAAGTAGTACCCCTCGGGGGCGGTGTAATCCAGCTCGGTTATCAGTTCGTCGTACAGATAGATGGGGTCGTCCCCCTCCCACCAGTCGGCGTTCTCATCCTCCATCGCGTGCGACGGGATGGGGCCGAAGGGCGTAAGGCACAGCTGCGCGTAGGCGGTCGGGTTGCGTTCGCGCAGCTCGTCCAGCAGCTTCGGCAGGATGTCCTGCAGCCGGTGGGTGCCGCTGATGACGGACCCGGTTTTGAAGTCGCTCATGTCAGTAGTCCTCGAACAGTTGGCCCAGGTCCTCAAGTTCCTGCGGCGTGAACAGGGAGCGCATGTTGCGGCGCTGGTCTTTACAGGCTTGGTGCATCCGCAGGGCCCTGCGCCGGTCCTCGGGTTCCCCGGTTTCGTAGCCCACGTCGGACACGAAGTCGTCAAAGTCCAGCTCGCCGGCGCGGGCGTCAAGCAGCAGGCAGTTCAGCACGTCCTCGCGGCAGGGCGGCGGGGTGTGTGCCGAGCCCATGGAGTCTTCGATAATGAACCGGCGCTCGCCGCGTATCAGAGTGATTTCCCAGTGGCTTGCTGTATTGTCCCATTGGCTATGTACCCCATCGTGGCGATACGGGACGCGGCGGTAGGTCATGCTTACATCCATGGCGTCCAGGATGAACTCCCGGTCGTCATCCGGCATTGGGTCGTCTTCGGCCGGGCAATAGTGGTACTGCAGCCGGCCGATTTCGCCGTCCGTGCACAGGGCGTCGGTGTAGTCGCTCCACGACTCGGCCAGGGCCGGTTCGTCGTCTTCGCTGTATTGTTCAATGACGCTCGGGCGGATGTTTTCTTTCCAGTCTTCGAACGCCTCTTTCAGGGTCATCATGATCCGTCTCCCTACAGTACGCTGAAACAGCTGGTCCACTCCCGGTACTGGTGCTGGTAGTACAGCCGGCACCAGACCAGTTCACCGCGCACGCTGCGTTCCACACAGATGGTTCCGCGTTGCATGACCGCCTCCTATGAAAAAAGGCCCCCGCAGGGGCCAGGTGGTTATTTGCTGTAGTTCTCTGCCCAGCCGCCCTCGGACGCCAGCGGCAGGTCGAAGCACCACTGCGGCGGGGTGGCCATGATGGTGCCGATCTCGTCGTAGGTCTGGTCGGCCTTTTCGCGGTCGGTGAGTACCAGGACTTCATCGTGTACCGAGCCGGCTACCCAGCCCCACTCGTCCTTCTGCACCATTTGTTCGGTCAGACCCATGTGGTAGGCGATCACATCGCGGGCCAGGGCCTGGATGATGTTTTCCAGCAGCAGTCCGCCGTAGAGTTTCTTCCAGATCACGTTCTTCCAGCGGTCCCGGGTGCCGTCGTCGTAGCGGTACTCGCTCCATACCCCCTTCCCGTCCTCATCGACATGGCAGTGCAGGTCGGGGTACTGCAGCTCGCGGCCGGACGGCAGCACGATCTTCTGGTGCTGGGCGTGGACGCAGCCGTGGCGGCCGAATCTCAGGTCGCAGGCGGGGTCCGTCATGGCCGGAATGACTACCTTGCCCAGGAAGTTCCACATCTGCTTGATCATCGGGTTGTCGCGGTCGTAGGCGTTCTTCACCTGCTTACAGAAGCTGTCCGGGAAGAAGATGGGGTCCATGCCCATCGGGCCGCCGGCCATGGTCGCCTGGAAGGTACACCAGCCCATGCCGTAGCCCAGGCCGAGAACTTCTACCTTGCCTACCTGGCGTTCCAGCGGGTGTTCCTTTTTGTTGACAGGGTGTCCGTAAATGCCCTCGGCGGCCTTGCAGTAAATGTCCCCGCCATCGCGCACCAGTTCCAGCAGGTCGTCCTGCTCGCAGAACCACAGGTTCATCCGCATTTCGATGCCAGACAAGTCCCGTACCACTATGACGTAGCCGGGCGGCGCTTGCAGACACAGCCGGTGCTTGGATCCGCGCTGCAGGTTCTGCATGTTCAGCTTCTGCGCGCCCGACCAGCGGCCGGTGTGGGCCTTGTGGTAGTTCAGCGGGAACGGCAGGAAGCCATCCAACGGCAGCATGTTGGCGGTGTTCTTCAACCGGGTGGCCCGGCTGGTGGCGATGGTCGACTTGATGGTCTCCCGGGCCGCGAACACGGTCTGGTGCTCCGGGTGGTCGATCTGGAACTGCACATACTCCTGGTCGGTCTTGCCCAGCGCCGGTGTCATCTCGAACTTGGCGTTCAGCTTGTAGGGGATGGTGACGCCCAGGTCGCGCAGCAGGGCCACATACTGGTCGTTGCTGGCGAAGGTCTTGTCCCGCACGTCGGTGATGCCCAGGGCTTTCAGGTGCTCGATGGCGGCGGCCACCTTGTCCTGCTTGTCCTTGGCGTCGTCCACCAGCACCTCGTCCAGCAACGGCTGGTCGATGAAGAACTGGGGCTCCACCGAGCCGCGGATGGTGATGTGCATCATCAGCCACTCGTTCATCGGTACCCGGCCGGACAGCCAGTGCTCGCACACCAGGGCGCGGGTCAGCTCCACGTCGTCGGCGCAGTAGCCGGACATGGGCTCGTAGATACCGGCCTCGTGATAGTCGTCCACGCCCTCGGCGCTGGCCAGCTCGGTGCCCTTGCGCATCAGCGGGTCGTCGGGCCACACGCATTCGCAGTGGGCCTTGAGCGCGGCGCTACGGTTCACGAACCGCAGGCGGGAGATCAGCATGGCGTCGAAGTACCAGTCGAAGCGCAGGCCGAACCGCCACAGGTTGATGTCCGAGTCGAATTCGGTGTTTTGGGCGATGATGCCCAGGCGCTCGCCGGCCAGTTGCCGGTCGCGCAGGCCGATCAGGTATTCTTCAATCTCGTGCCGGTCCAGGATGGTCGTCGGTTCGTTGTCCTCGGCCACCCCCAGCATCATGACCTTGAAGCGGGGGTCCATGATGTACTCGGCATAGGTCCGGTTTTTGAGGCTGTAGCCCTTACCGTAGAAGGTCTCATAGTCCAGGCTGATGATGGCGTCCAAACCGAACGCTTCCTTCATCTGCTCGATGGCCTTCGCATAGCGCGGTCGTAGATTCGGGTTCATTTTTTATCCTTTATGTGGTTGATCTCGTCCCACAGGTCAGGCACGGTCAGGTATTGCTTGGTCATTGGAACTGCCCCCATTTCGGCATCGCCGGCCCGTAGCCGTGGTTGATGCGGTCGTTGCGCCACTCGCAGAAGGCCGCGAAGATGGTGTCCAGCTCGGGGTCCGAGTCGGCCAGGCTTTTCAGGATCTTGTGCTCCTGGTCCGCCGGCCAGAACTCTTTTGGGTCGTCCGCGAAGGCGTAGAACCAGTCCTGTTGGGCGCAGCGGTCGTAATACTCACGCTTCTCCATGGTTGGGCCCCATGTCTATGTGGGCCATCAGGCCGTACAAGCCCGTGACCTCGCCGGCGAAGCGTGGGTGGGCCAACCATATTTCCTGCAGTTTCTGGAACATCCGCTGTGGGACTTCCTCATCGTGCAGCACCTCGCAGCTGCCGTCCTCCAGGTAGCCGTACAGGGTCCAGAAGTGATGCTTCACGCCCTCGGCAAGGTCGTTTTCGGTTGGGGCCTTGAACGCCTCGTCCACCATCTCACAGCAGGTTCCGTCTTCGCCCAGGTCGTAGCACCACACATAGCCCAGGGCCAGGTGGTCGTACTCGCCCAGGTCACTGGTGCCGCCGGAGCAGCAGTTCAAGTGAATGGTCTTGTCCATGGTCATCTCCAGGGGCCGGTGTTACCCGGCCCGGTTTGGGGTTACTCGGCGCTGTCGACGGTCACGGGCACGCGGGCCTCGGGGAAGTAGGCCCCGAAGCAGTCCAGGAAGTACTTCTTCTTGCGCTCCAGGTCGGCAATCTCGGCCTGTTTCTTGGCAATCTCCCTGTCCATTTTGGCCACGATTTCACCTTCCTCGACCGGCAACTCATGGTCGATGCTGGCCACCAGCTCGAACTTGTTCTCCGCGCCGGGGGTGGCGTTCAGGTAGGCGAACTCTATGGTCGACTCGGAGTAGTTCAGCTTCAAATAGGCCACGATGATGGTCGGCTGGCTCGGGAACGGATCGAAGCCGGCGACTACGCCGTGGTGGACGATGGGTCCGCCATAGCTGGTCTTTTCCAGCAGCTTCACACGGTCGCCCACGCGCAGGGTGTCGATGCGACGGGCGGAACGCAGGTCCACCTCGAGCTTGACGCCGTTGATTTCGATCACGGTGGTCGGGGCAGCTTCTTGCTTGGCAACTTCGTTCATGGTCATTGGTCCTTCGTCAGTAGTTGAGCGGCCTTTTGCGCCAGTTCACGCATTCGGGCCGGGTTGTAGCAACTCTCGCGGGACACCTGGCAGATGGTCAGGTAGCCCCTGGTCGGGTGATGCACGGCAAATTCCCTGTTCCGGTAGTCGACGCGCCGCACATACAGCGGCAGGCCACGCCGGACCCCTTTTGTGCAGCGTTTCCACATGTCAGCGGCCCTCGGCAATCAGTTCGTGGGCCAGGAAGTAGGCCAGCTCGCGGCGCAATTGCCCGTACTCGCCCGTGTATTTGTTGTGGTGGTCGTGGTATGCAATCCTGGATGCGGCCGCCCCGGCTTCCGTCGGGTGCGGCACCGGTGTGAATTTGCGGTCTGAGTGTTCACCCCAGCATTGGCTCTGGCGTTCCAGCCAGAAGTCCGGCAGATCGTTTTCGTCGGTTGCCCCTATCAGGTTCGAGCACAGCCCTAAGCACTGTCGAAAACCCGGTATCTGGTTTTCGTAGCCGTACCAGATGGCCAGCAGCCTTTCCTTGGTCGTCATTTTGCGTCCCCCTGCACCAGCCGGTGCCGTTCCTGGTTGTCGATGTAGGCCTGGCGCTTGACCGTGTCCTGGGTGATGCCGGCGCACAGGCGATGCACTATCCGGATCGGCAGGTCGAACTTGCGTGCCAGTTCCGGGCCGGGCACACCGTCGCGCCACAGTTGCCGCAGGACGATCTTGGTCGGTGTGTCCAGCCAGTCGCTAAGCGGCGTTCGCTTTCGCACAGGCATTCTTGACCTCCTGCACCAGCCCCGGGTTGCTGCTGGCCAGCGCATCGGCCCGGTCCTTGTTGTAGTTGCGGCACTCGAGGTCCAGGGGCTTGATCTGCCCGCCCTGCTCGATGTTGACCCGGTGCAGCCACTCGCCGGCAAATTCCAGCAGCTCTTTTGGCGGCTTGAGCCCGCCGGCAGGTGCCTTGGCCATGGTCAGGGTCCGGTCGTCCGGGTCCAGGGTCAGCAGCGCCCCTCGCCCGCTCTGGTGCATGTACAGCAGCGGCCGTTGGTTGAAGCGTTCGCCCTTCTGGTTCTCGAGGGTCATCAGCTGCGGCCAGGTGACCGCATGGTGATCGCCCTTGTGGAAGATGCCCACGGCCCCCAGGTAGGTTTGGGTCGCCTTCTTCGATTTCAGGGTCTGGATGGCGTGCTGATAGCGGCCGGCCAGCTCGTCGTAGTCGCGGTTGCTGGCGACCTTCACCTGGGCTTCCAGGCGCTTGATGAGGGCCTGGGACTTGTCGATGGAGTCCTTGTTGCGTTTGGCCTGCTCCCGTAGGCGCTTGGCCTCCTTGCGCAGGGTGTCGCTCTCGGCCAGGGCCGTGCGCAACTCCTTGCGGGCGAAGCTCAGGGTGCTCAGGCTGCGCGTGTGCTCGGCACATTCCGCCTCCAGCCGCTCCCGGACTTCGGCCAGGGCTTCCCGGCTGTCGGCCCAGTCACCGCGCACTTTGTCCAGCTCGGTCTGCAGTGTCTGGTTGGCCGCGTTCATACGCTGCATGTCGCTGGCATGGCAGGTGCGCAGGGCGTCTACTTCGAGTTCCAGCTGCGTGATGCGGGTCTTGGCCGCGGTCAATTCGGCCTGGGTGGCGGCATGGGCCGCCTTTTCGCGGGCACCGGCCCAGGGGTCGGGCTTGGGCTGGGCCCGCAGGGTGTCCAGTTCTTCCAGCGCGGCGTCGAAGTCCTCGCTGTGCGTGTTCCAGGCATTGACCAATGCCACTAACAAGTCGGCTATGTTGGGGTTGTCCATGTGTCACCTATTGACTGTAAAAGGAGGCCGGGCAGCCATCTACGCAGATCAGCAGCGGACTGTTTTGGTCGTCCGGGTCGCGGAAGGCGTCGGTTTCTACCGTGCCATCGCCCCAGTTCACCGTTTCGATATGCCAGCCCTGTTCCTTGGCTATCTGCTCGGCTTCGGTTCTGGAAATGTCCAGCGCGACCTCGGTAAAGCCGTCGAACTCATCGACGACTATGATTTGGCGTTCACTCAAACGGGCGCTCATTTCATCACTCCTTGGGCAGCGGCTCACGGAACAGCAACATGTGGATAAAGCCGCCGTCAGTGGACCGGGTGTGGATGATCTCCATGGCGTACTGGTGCCGCCACTGGTTCAGGGCTTTCTGCACATCGGTGGCGTCCCGGTGCAGGGTGACGAATTCACCCTTACTGTAATTTCGGGTCACAGCACGTTCCTCCGCAGCTTTTTCAGCACCTTCTGGTCGTCGTCGTGGACCTTGAGGTCCATCATCTCCGCCACGGCTTTCTTGAACTCCAGCAGCGCGGCGATGGTGGTGGCCTGGCAGCTGCAGCGGTGGCGCAGCTCACGGTTCTCGGTGGCGCAATGGTTGTTCACGGACCGGAGCGTCTGCAGGTTGGCGCGGGCGTTGCGCAGCTGGGCTTTCAGCGCCCGGCGCAGCAGGTCATGCACGCCTTTGGCGGTGGCCGCCGTGGGGCGGACTTTGTACCAGCGACCGTTGCGGTAGTGTTTGAGCTCCATCAGTTGCCCTCCTACCAGTCGAATGTCGGGAAGTGTTCTGGGTACAGCTCGGCGTCGCGGTCGAAGCGCAGCCACTCGATGCCGGCGTCTACGGCGGCGCGCATGATGGCTATCACATTCGGGTACTCCACCAGTTCTTCCTCGCCAAGCCCCTGGTGGGTGTAAATCAACCACCCGTAGTCGCTGTCCATGGCTTTGATGGTGCAATTGGCGTCGTCCAGCATGGCGGCTTCGTCACGGGACACATGCCCCGTGTTCAGGGTCCACATTTTGGCGGTTTCGATGTTGTCGTATCGCATCAGTTGCCCCCCACCTTCGGCACCGGCGCGTCGACCTTGGTCAGGTACTCGCCCCAGGCGCGGATGCTGGCGTCGTCGTGGTTGAGCACCGCCAGCAGTACCAGCGCGGACGTTTCGCGGTAGCCCAGCTCATAGTTCTTGAGCGTGGTCGCTGGCAGGTCTAACAGCTCGGCCATCTTCGGCCGGGACAGCCCCAGGTCTTCGCGCATGTGGCGCAGGCGGTGGCGCAGTTCCTCGTTCAGGAATTGCTTGGCGGACAGTTTCTTCATGACAGTGCTCCTTGACGCTTTTCTTCGGCCAGTTGGATGGTCCCGTAGACCAGCAGGGTCCGGGTTACTTCGAGCTGGTCGCGGCCGGTGACACACGCCTCCAGCATCATGTACTGGTCCGGCCCAATCAGGGCGCGCACCTTGGCGAACAGCGCCATCTCCAACCCGAAGGTGATGGCGAGCGCCTGGGCCTGGTCGTCGTCCTCCAGCGGGTTCCACGGCTCCCAGGCCAGCCCGTCCTTGGAGGCCAGGCCGTGTTCCGGGTCGTACAGCAGGTTGGCGGCTTTGGCGCAACGGGCTAACAGTTCCTTGGTGCGGGCCTGGTCGTCCAGGTCAACTTGCGCGGTGTGCGGTAGGATGGGGTTCATTCATGGCTCCTAGTGGCGGTAAAAAGCCCCCGGCCGGGGTGCGGTCCGGGGGAACTGGCTTCACACTCAACAACAATCAGCGTTTACAAACTTTCTTCCGGTACAGCGTGCGGATGTCCAGCAACAGGTCGCGGCCGCGGCTGGTCCGGCCGTCAAAACCCCCGTCCACGCAGTATTCGCCCTTGGCTGTGTAGGCTTCTTCGGCCTTGTCTTGCTCGTGACCTTTGCACGGTACATCAGCCAGGAACGGGTACGTCGTCCCGGCGGGTGCCGTCTTGCGCTCGCGGAAATTGGACACTGGGCGGCCGTCCCGCGTCACCAGCGGGTGGCCCGCCAGCGCCTTGTCCAGGTCGAACGGGGCAACCCACGGCCGGGTCATGTCCATCCGCAAGTGAGCCCCATTTGTGTTGGATACCCCGTGGCGGGTGAACAGCAGCTTGACCACGGTGTCGTCGGCCTTCGTGAACTCTCCCTTGTACGGGAAGTCGTCGTCCGGGTGGGTCCAGCGCCGGCGCTTGAAATTGATTACCTCGTCCCCGCTACTGAGGATCAGCGGGTGACCATTCAGCGCCTGCACCGGGTCGAACACTGCGTGGGTCGGCGGTGCCGGTGCGTGGGTCGGCGGTGCCGGCATCGGGGCCGGTTTCGGGGTGCTCAACTCCCAGTCGCCGTCGTTCAGGTGCGCGCAGCCTGTGTAGCGGAACAGGCGCTCAACGCCGTTCACGCGGCCGCGGAAGGTTTCGCGGTCGGTACTGACAACCTGGACGAGCGGTTGCTTACCCAGGTACTCGGCCGGGGTGCTGCCCTTGGTCGGGCGCACAACATCCCCGACCTTGAACGGGTGGACCTCGCTTACGTCCAGTAGCAGGTCGTTGGGGCCGTTCGGGTTGGGTCGGTGGTACACCCCTTTGTCGGTGTAGGTTCGGTACACTCCGTTTACGACGGCCGCGAAGGCGTAGCCCGGGAGGGTGCAGCGGCCTGGGATCCGTGGACTGAAGTTGACCGCTTTCTCGCCGGCGTTGGTGATGAGGGGGTGGCCCTTGAGCGCCTTATCCAGGTCGAACGGTTCGGTTTTCATGCAACCTCCTGTTGCAGTTGGATGGTGGCGGTACGCATGTCATTGAAGATGCGCAACCAGTTCGGCACCCCGCGGGCGTTGCGGCGGTACTCGAAGCTCTTGCCGATGTCCCAGTTCATGTCATGCACCTTGGCGCGCACGGCATCGGGCGAGCGGCCCAGGGCCTTGGCCAGGCGCTCCACCGTCACCAGGCCGTAGAAATACTGTGTCCGGCGCAGGTCGTAGGTGGACCAGGGGCCCTCGGCGGTGAAGGGCATTGGCTCCAGGTGTTTCAGGTAGCCCTTGTCCAGCAACACCTTGGTGCTGTACTCGTAGCGGTGGTATGCGTCCAGCGGTCGCTTCGGCAGGCGCAATAACAACCCCAGCTCGTACTGTTTGGTGCGCAGGGCTCCCTTGCTCACGCCGATGGCCTTGGCCAGTTCGGCATCCTGCAGGTATCCGGTCTCACGCTTGATGGTCTCTATGCGAGAGACTGTCCAGAAATCATTTACTCCGGTCACGTTCCCTCCTGTCACGGACGTGTTTGATGCGCAGGCCCAGCAGCAGCACCGCGCCGGAACAGGACACCATGGCCAGGAACACCAGCAGCAGCGCGGTTTTCAGGTCCTCCCAGGTGATTTGAGTCAGCAGGTTCATTCGCACGGCTCCATACCCGCGGCTTGCAGCTGGTTGCGCAGGTCGTTGATGCGCTGCTGCAAGGCCCCGTTATCGTATTGCTGGCGCGTGGCCTCATCGCCCAGGTTGATCGCCATCCAGAGGATGTAGCTGTCCAAAATTACGGCCGTAGGTACATGATCTCCGGCCCGGGCCGAATCGCTTTGTTCGTCGAGCTTGCGCACCACATCGCAGTGTTCCGGGGGCAAGGTCTCGTGTTGCGGGAAGTTGCTTATGAACCAGTGCTTGCCGTTGTAGCAGGCGCTGTTACGCTCGAGCCATTTCATCGTTATTCGCATGGGGTCTCTCCTTTTGGCATGGTAGTGACACGGGCTTCCAGTTCGGCAAAGTCCGCGGTGATCAGCCCCTCGGGCCAGCGCAGTTGCTTGTTGGCTTTCGCTTCCTGAGCCAGGGTATCGCACAGCCATTCCAGGTAGCCGGCCAGTCCCCACACGCTTATCGGCCGCTGGGCCCGGGACGCTTTGGCGATGGCGACGCGCAGCCAGCCGGTGACCAGCTCCAAGGGCACGTCGCTGTTGTGGTCTCGACCATGGGCGCGGCAGGTGTGGATGAACCAGGCCCGGCCCTCGGGGCAGGCTCGGTGCTCCTGGAGCCATTGCAGGTTGATGTTCATGGGCGGCCCTCCATGGCTTTGAGTTTGCGTTCCAGCTCGTGGACGATCTTCTCCTGCCGGCTGCACTCGCACAGGACGTGAATCATCAGCCAGTCCACATAGCTGGTCAGGTTAACTACGGCGGTCTGTTCCCCGTTGAAGGCCGCTGCGCGGATGTCGCTCTTTAACCAGCCCATGACTATCATGGTCGGCACCGGCTGGCCGGGCGTGATGCTGTACTGTTTGTCTGCGCCGATGAACCACCGCTGACCTTCCAGGCAGGCATGGCGCTGGCGCAGCCATAACAAGTCGATGGCGATCATCACTCACCCCCTTCGGTGAATTGGGCCAGCTCGGCCTGCAGCGCGGCGATGTCCGCCTTGGCTTTCACCAGGTCGTCGGCCAGGCGGTCGGCCAGCCACTCCAGGTAGCCCAGCACCCGGGCGCCTTCCGCGTTCTGCCACTCTGGGTCGAAGGCGTTGGTGATCGCCTCGCTCAGGGCGCAGGTCACATCCTCCACGGTGGGGCCGCGGTCCGTGGCCTCTATATATTTGCCAAACTCCTTCTGGAACCAGCCTTGTCCATCAAGGCAGGCGTTCCTTACGCGCAGCCAGTGTTCGTCAATCTGCATCTTGCACCTCCTTGTCCGCCTGCTCCTTGGATTGGCGGCTGTTTTGCTCGGCCAGCCTTTGACACAGCCAGGCCAGGTAGCCCATCAGGTGCGCGGCCTTATCGAAGTCGCGGTCCTGGTACGCCTGCTTCATGTCCACCCGCAACCAAACGGTGACCATGGCCACCGAGGCTTTGTCTTCGTCACGGGTCCGGCGGCGCAGGCTGTCGTTGAACCATGCAATGCCAGCGTCGCAGGCCCAGTTGGCTACCAACCACTGTTCAGTAAGCCACATACACTACCCCTCGAAATCTTCCAGGAACGCCCGCTGGGCGGCCACCTCACCTTCCAGGTCCGCTACCCGGGCCTGCAGCTGCTGGACCTCGGCGGTGTAGGCGACGGCCAGGTTCAAGCTGAACCATTTCCAGTAGTCGCGGATGGTCCGCACCTCGTCGATGTTGTTGAAAGAGGCCCAGTACAGGTCCATGCTCAGCGCCCGCAGCACCAGCATGTCCTCGAGCGGCTTGTCCGCCTCCACGTCCTCCGGCTCCATCAATATGCGTTGCTGCTCGAGGAACCATTCCACTCCCGGCTCGCAGGCCTTGCGGTCCTGCAACCACTGTCGGTTGATTAACATTGCCGGTCCTCCGCGATTATCCGGCGCAGCTGGGCACCAGGGCCGATGATGCCGTTGTGCATGGCCGACAGCTCGTCGTATACCCGGCCCTTGCACCAGTACAGTTTCAGGTGGGGGCTGTACTCCACACCATCACCGAGCGACTGCCAGTCGTCGGCGTAGGGTTTACGGGCGCTCATTTCAGAATCGCCCGCTGGAACCGGACCGCCTGACGCAGGCCACGCATCACGTCTTTCCAGTCGGCTACCTTGCGGGTCGCGTCCCGGAATTCGGTCACCCAGTAGCGGGCCGGGCGGCTGGCGACGAAATCGCGTATCCCGGGGCGGGACAGAAAGTCACCGCCCAGGTTCACGTTCCTACCGGCGAGGGACAACATGACGCCGACCCGTTGGCCGGCGGCGTTGAACGCGCTGTGCATCAGTATCATTTGCCTTCCTCCTTGAGAGACCGGAGCTCATCAGTCAACCGGTCGATGTGTTGCTGCATCTCGGCCACCGTTACCTGCCAACGGGCGAACTCCTTCGCCAGCAGGTGGACCGGGTCGCCGGCAACGGGCACCGGGGCTGGGGTGACGGGCACCGGTTCTGGTTCTGGTTTGGGTACCAGCGGCGGGATGGGTGGGAACGAAATGCCGCTGATGCGACGCAGCCGAGCGATGTGGTTGCGCATCGACTTCTGCGATTTCCCGAGCTTGGCCGCCAGCTCCGCGTTGGGTGTCACCCCGTACTCGGCCAGCAGCGTGGCGTTCATTTCGTCGGTCCATGACCGGCGCAGGTCCTTGTCGAGCATACCCTAGTCCCCCTGTGGAAAGCGGCGTCCAGTAGTACAGGAATATCTGTGCCCTGTCCACGAATAAAGTTGCATGAAATTTTGTTGGTGGCCGAGCGACGGTAGATATGGGACAAGCGGGACAAGTGGGACGTGAACCGCATCTGTACCGCTTTTTCAGGAATGCGGTACAGTCGAAAAAGGTAGATGGAACAGGGACTTAGGACACTCTGTACCGGATGTCCCACATTCCCACATTTTTTCGGCATCGGCTGGAAAATGAAAATCGAAAATCAAAAGTGCTAACTCAGGCCAAACTGAAAAAAATACCGGTACATCTGGGACTATCGGTACAGAGAGCATTTTCGGTTGCTGTTACCCTCCCAAAACCCTTGGTAAATCAGCCACTTAGCAGACTCATGTAGGTGCCACTTGGAAATGGGACTCAGGTTCAGGAATGTGGGCGGAATGCGGTACAATGCGGGACCGATACGGTACGAGTCCTATGTTTTGTCCCACATGTCCCGCATCTCGACCCTCGACCATCTCCATGTGGCACCATCGTTAGATACTATCCACGGACCTTTGTCAAGACCACTCAATCGAGGCCCTAGAACGGGATTTGCCACTCGGTTGGGTATAACCCGGCCTCGAGCAAGCGACGGTTGGCCGCAGCTGCACTGACCGTGGCCACATGGCCTTCGCCCCAACGGCGTGCCTTGGCCGGTGTCACCCCGCCACCGACGATGGTCCCGGTGGTATCCACGGCTATCCACCACGGGTTCTTGTAGCTGGTGCGTTTGACTTTCATGGTGGACCTCCGTCCTTGAATAGCTGCCGAGGATTCATGGCCGCCTCGGCACGACCAGCCTGCACTCTCATGTGCCGGGGGTCACGGGTTACAGGCCCCGTGACGGGCTCCCCTTGCCGTTGGTATTCAGTAACCCTGACTGGTGGACAACTGCCAGCTCCACACCATGGTGGACTCGGGGGGTGCATCATGACTGCACCATCAGGTGTTGCCCGTTCTATAACGGCGGCGGCTCGACCATAGGCCCTCCCTCACTTACCACTGTTCCCCGTTCCCTTCCTGCGCTCCATTGGCCATCACAGCCATGTGCCTCGCCGGGCATCACCCCGGTTCGGCGCCATTGAGCCCCGGTCACACGACCAGGACTCAATAATCTTGAGCCAGCGGTTGTCCGCCAGCATTTCGAGAGCCCGGTGCGCGGGCACCCCGACATAGCCCCGCTGTACGCAGGCTACGGCCAAGCCGTAGGACTCCGCGTCCCCGGTCTGTTGGCGCAGGTCAAATAGCTGGTCCATCGCCAGCTCGTCTAACAATATTTGCCAGTTGTTCATGGCTCACCATCCTTGAATAGCTACCAACCGTTGCTTGGCACGGGTCCAGTACTGCTCAGCCAGCGCCCGGTGCCCCTCGACCCAGGCCACTCGCGCCCGAGCCACTAACCCATACACCTCATTCATCAACCACCACCCTCCATCCAACGACCAACGACCAACATCCATCGACCTCCATCCACCGCCCATCCCCCAACCCCTTCCAGCTCCCTCCATCCATCATCCACCAACCCCCATCCACCAACCATCATCCACGCACCGCACCGCACCGCACCGCACCGCTGCGTACCACCGCGGGTCGGCCGCACTCGCACACCCCGAAGCGGGTGCTCTTCAGTGCTAACGGGAACACAGACTGGTGGGCCATCCCGTGTGGGTCAGGTAGAAGAATACCGCATGGTTGCTGTCGAATGCGTGTGCAGTCTCACTGTAAAAAGAACTCAGAAGGCGTTACAGCGGCGAGAGGTTGATAGGAGGGTGATTGGCCTTCGGTTAGGCGAAGTTGAAGGCCGCGCCAAAGTCATCCCGGACACGCGGTAAGCCGGCAGCGCGGGCGTCCTCCCACTTGCGATGGGCCATGATGTCGGCCGGGAACAGGTAGCCCTTGCCCTTGCAACGGGCGCAACGGGTGGTGTAAGCCGCACCCACATACTCGCCGGTGCCACCACAGCACGGGCATTGCTCCTTGGCCTCGCGCTCAGTGAGCACGGCCTTTAGCACTGCGACGGCCTTGCGGGGCTTGGCCATCTCTTTCAGCCAGGCAAAATACTCGCGGCTGAATGCCACGATCCGGCGCTTGGCCTTAGCCACTACAGGCTGTTGCAGCAGCTCCGCCAGCGGGTTGGTTTCCTCCCCGAAGGCCTCGTTCTCGATGCTGTCATCGAGCAGGGCGTCGAAATCACTCATGTTGTTTACTCCTTGGTTGGTGGATGAAGGCCATCCATGAGGGCCGCCCGAAGGCGACCCTGAGTATGGCCCTGCTTATTCCGGCAGGTCGATGTAGTTACGTTCCATTGCCTCCCGGATGTTGTCCAGGGTGAGCGTCTGGTGTTCCTCCCATTCCGCCGCCTTGCGAGCGTCGTTCTTGGCCTGCCACACGGCGTAGCTCAAGGCGCGAGCCTTGTTCTTGTCCGTGACCTTGGTGTAGGTGCCCTCTGCCTCGTTGACGATCCATTGGAACGCCAACTCGCCATGCACCGGCTCGAAGGCCAGGTTGGCCTTGCGAAGCACTTCCTGCACCAGCGCGTGGAACAGCTCCTGGTCCTCATACTTGGTGCGCAGCTCAATGGCGCCCGGGTGCTGGGTGCCCAGGAAATCATCCCGGCCCAGCTCCCAATCGTGCTCGCCATCGGCCATGCCGGTGTGCAGTGCGCGCTGGGCAGCCATCATCTGCTCCAGCTCCCGGTTCAGTGAACGCTCACGCAGCGCCGCACCGAAGTCGAACTGGCGGTTGAGCGCCCCCAGCAGGTGGTGCAGTTCGCCATTGCGTGGCGCACCGCGCTTGCCCTCGGGGAAAGCCTCCGCTGCCTTGTCCCAGGCGTTCTTGGCGTCTGAATCGACACCACACAAACGGCGGGGCGGATTGGTCAGCACCCAATCCTGCTCCATCAACGCCTTGCGACGTTGCTTTGTGAACGGGGAGTTGTACACGCTCAGCCACGCGGCCTTGCCTTCCTCTGTATCGAGGAAGAAGTCGCGCAGGCCGGCCATGTGCAGCCGCACCGGGTAGCGGTCCGCCAAGGACTTGTTGTCCTCGCGGTTGAACCGGGTAGCGGTGTCGTATTCACCCCGGCCGACCATGAAGTCGACCAACTCCGCCTTGGTGAACGCCTTGCGCGTCCAGCTGGTGGGCGTCTTGAGGGTGAGAACGATGAAGCTGTTCAGCTCCAACTCCACCCCCTGGCCGTTCTCACGGTCCCAGGTGTGCCAACCCTTGGGATGACGCAGCCCCTCAAGCACCATGCCCTGCTTCTTGCAGAACGTGTTGTACTCGAGGGCCAACTGGTCCAGCATCCGGGCCCACACCCGCAGCATGCCTTTGTGGTCCAGGGCCTTTGCGGCTTCCTGGGCGCAGGCCGCCACGCGCTCGCGGGTGTGCTCCACCCACCACTCTCTGGATTCTTCCAGCAGCGCCGGCAGGACGCTGATGTCCCGGTTCCAACGGTCGGACGCCCCGCGCATGGCGAGCATGGCGTGGCTGACCTCCTTGGCCATGGCCGCGACGTTGGTCCGGGCAAACAAGCCCAGATTGATTTCCGGCACCACGACCTCGGAGAAGGTCGGGGTTTGGGTGATGGTGCGCTCTGCGCTCAGGGCGCGCAGGTTGCTGGCCAGTTGCTCTACTTTGGTTTGAGTGTTAGTGTTCATGGTGTTTCTCCTAGTGTTCGATGTGGGGGTGTTGGCCCACCCCCGATTGGTGAAGCGACTTGTGTTACAGGCCGAAGATGGCAGCAAGGTCGTCGCTGTCGTCTTCGGCTTCTTCCTCTACTGACTCGGCGTTGGCCATGACCTCGGCCAGCTCGTGCCAGTAGTCCAAATCTTCCTCGGTGTCGAACTCCTGCTGCTCTAACAGGTCCTCTACACCTGATACCAGTGGCTCCCACTCCCCCACAGTGCCGAGGGCGACGAACTGCTGGCTCTCCAGCTCGTCCTTGAATGTGTTGGTGGAGGCCACTAACTGGGCCAGTTCGCGATTGCTCATGTTGCTACTCCTTATCTACGTGGATCACTTGGACTATTTCCTTGGCCATGTAGGTCATGGCCCCCTTGCCGCGCCCTATCTTCATGTCACCACTCTTGTAGGTGGTGACCACGGACGCATCTACTAACAGCTCCTTGTTGGTGTGCATGGTGAAGCCACCGCACACTGTTACGACGCTTAGCTTGATGATTAAACGCATGGTGTTACTCCTTACACGTCGATTTTGTCGTCGGCCACGGGCATGGCTGCCAGTGACGGTTGGGTGTTCTCGCCCTTGAATGTGATGTCCACAGGCTCGAACCATTGGCGCACACGTTGCTGGTGCTCAATCTCCACGCGCAGCAACTGCCCCTCCAGGCGCAGCGCGGCTATGCGCTGATGCAGGTATGCCTCTCGCTCTTGGAACTGCGCCATCAGGCGTTCATGCCGGCGTTGGCGCTGGGCACGACGCAGCGTGCGCAGTGTGCGCTGCACCCACGGTGCTACGGCATGGGCTACCCATGCTGCAATGAATGCAGGCAGGGTGATGGTGGCTGCTACTGCCAGCAGTACGGCCAGCGTCCAGGTCAGGTTGGCGATGTAGTCGATGACTTCCATGGTGTTACTCCTTAATGGGACTCCTAAGTAGGTTCAACGCTCGAGAGTTGGGGAGCCGAAACCAAACTCGAAAGCAACCGGGCGCGCCCTCCACAGGCGACACCCATATACCAGCCCTCGACCCCCAACAAGTATCCCCTATCCCTCAACGGTATCGTTTGACCCCTATCCCTGAACAAAAGCAACAGGGCACCCCCCTTTGAAAGCGAGTGCCCTGTAAAAAATTTTTCAAATTTTGCCCCAGTCCCTTTTCCCACGCCATTCATTGCTCGACTTGTAGCCGTCCTGTATCCTGTCAGATACAGTGCTACTGGATACGACGCCTATGGATGATCTCACCCCGGACGTGATGAAGGCCCACTATGCGGGGCTGGGCATCCGTCGCCTCACCTCGCAAGAAGAAGCCTACGTCCTGAACCGGACCCGTGGGCTCAACCCCCTGGCCGCCGCCCGGGCTGCCGGGTACAGCACCCCCCAGCGGGCAGTGGTGGACCTGTCCCGAATGCCCGAGGTCCAGGACGCCCTGGCCTACTTCCGGGAGATGTCACGCCAGACAGCCATCGCCGCCGGCGCCATCGAGTTCACCCGCAACGACGCGACGGTGCTGTACCTGGAGGCGCACGCCAAAGCCGCCACGGCCACCGAGGAAATCAAAGCGGTGGACTCGCTGGTCAAGCTGCACGGCCTCGCCAGCCCCGAGAAGGTGGAGGTCCAGGTCACCAGCCGCGGCCAGCTGGAGGGGATGAGCGACGAAGACCTGTTGCGCATGACCGGGCAGACCATATCCCTCGCCCCGAGCGAGTATGTGGAGGTTCCGGGTGAGTGAGACCTTCTTTTGCGAGTCCTGTGGCCGCACCCACCCTGCCCGCCTCTACTACAGCGAGGGTTTGTGCTCGAAATGCGCCATCCAGCAAGGCGTGGCGGTGTACCAGGACGCGCTGCCGGTCGACCAGGTAAATATCGCGGCGGAGAAAGAGCGCATCGTCCAGGAAGAACAGACGGCGTTCGACCTGCAGGCGTCCATCAAGCAGGAATTGGCCGAGCGGGTACTGGCACGTCGCCGGTTGCTGCCGTTCATCAAGCGCATGAACCCCGACTATGACCCTGGTTGGGTGCATGCGGACATTTGCGCCCGCCTGGAACGGTTTGCCGAGGCCATCGAGCGCAAGGAATCGCCCCGACTGATGATTTTCATGCCCCCGCGGCACGGGAAATCGGAAATCGGCTCCAAAACCTTCCCCGGATGGTACTTGGGGCGCAACCCGAAGCACGAAGTCATCGCCTGTTCCTACTCCGGCGGCCTGGCCGAGGACTTCTCGCGCAAGGTTCGGGACATGATGGAGCTGGAAAAGTACCAGACGGTGTTCAAAACCCGGCTCTCGAAGCAGTCGAAGGCGGTTGAGAAGTGGTTGACCACCGAAGGCGGCGGTTTTACGGCTGCCGGTGTGCAGGGCCCGATCACCGGCCGGGGCGCGCACCTCGGCATCATCGACGACCCGGTAAAAGACCGCGAGGAAGCCGAGTCGGAGACCACCCGGCAGAAGGTGAAGGACTGGTACTCGTCCACCTTCTACACCCGACTGGCACCCGGCGGCGGTGTGCTCGTCATCCAGACCCGTTGGCATGAGGACGACCTGTCCGGCTGGCTGCTCGAGGTCATGAAAGAGGCCGAACGGGAGATGGCCGACTCCGGCGTGTGGCCCGAGGACGCCGACCGCTGGGAAGTGGTCCGCTACCCGGCCATCGCCGTGCATGACGAGGAATACCGGAAGCAGGGCGAGGCGCTGCACACCGCCCGGTACCCGTTGCCGGCGCTGAACCGTATCAAACGGACCATGCTGCCGCGAGACTGGGAGGCGCTGTACCAGCAGAACCCGGTGTCCCAGGACGGTGACTACTTCACCAAGAACATGATCCGCTACTACGACACCACCCCGCCCCTGGGCGAGATGCGGGTCTACGCGGCGGCGGACTTGGCCATCGGCCAGTCGGAGGCGAACGACTTTTCAGTGTTCCTGGTCGTGGGCGTGGACCGGCAGCAGAATATCTACCTGCTGGACCTGCACCGTGGGCGCTGGAACTCCATGGGCATCATCGACAAAATGTTCGAGCTGCAGAAGCGGTGGAACCCGGAGATATTCGGCGTCGAAACCGGCCACATCGACATGACCCTGGAGCCGTTCCTGCTGAAACGGATCGAGGAAACCAAGCTGCACCTCCCCTACGAGAAGCTGCGCACCCGGGGCAAGGACAAACAGACCCGCGCCCGACCCATCCAGGGTCGTATGGAGCAGGGCAAGGTGTTCTTCCCCCGTGGCGCGTTGTGGGTCGAGGCGTTGATCGCAGAACTGCTGACGTTCCCCATGGGCAAACACGACGACCAGGTGGACGCGCTGGCGTGGATCGGCCAGATGCTGATGCAGTTTGGCATCGTGAACCAGAAGCAGGTGGTCAAAAAGTCCTTCATGGACAAGCTGGACCGCTTCGTCAAGGCCGGGTCCAAGAAACGCTCGGCTATGTCCGCGTGACGCTGTTTTATCCAGTGTTACTGTTATATACTGCTTGCAGTTTTACTCTATATCGGGTTGAGAATGGCACGCGAGCGTGAGGAAGATGTCCTGGGGGAGATCAACCGGGACGATATGACCAAGGCCCGGCGCAACCAGGAGGCGTTCCGACGCGCCTACGACGCCGGCCACGAAGACTTTGTTGCCCGGAGCCGCAAGAACGACAACTTTTACTGCGGCGAGCAGTGGGATCCGGCCGACCGGCAGCGTCTGGATGCCGCCGGCCGCCCTGCGTTGACCTTGAACATGGTGCTGTCCACCGTGAACGCCATCCTGGGCGAGCAAATGGACCGCCGGATCGAGGTCCGGTACAACCCGCGCCGCAATGGCAGCGGCGACACTGCCTTTGAGCTGAACCAGCTCACCCGCCACATCCTGCAACAGAACAAGTTCGACGACACCGAGGATACCGTGTTCGCGGACGGCATCATTGGCGACCGCGGCTTCTACGACCTGCGTATCGGGTACGAGACCAACTTGTTTGGCGACGTGGTGATCACCGGCGAAGACCCGGTGGACGTGGTGCTGGACCCCGAAGCCAAGGAGATGGACCCGAAGACCTGGAACCGCGTCTTTATCTCCCGCTGGATGACCCCGGACGAGGTGGAGGTCGAGTACGACGAGAAGAAGGCCGAGCTGCTGCGCACCCTGGTAGGGAACGGCTACGTCGGGGATGACAAGGACATCGACTTCTACCCGGCGACCTTCGGCGGCGACCAGCACATTGACCAGGCCGAGCGGGAAATCCAGCGCGTGCGGGTTATCGAGTGCCAGCACTACAAGCTGACCAAGGCCATGCACTGGGTTGACCCCGAGACCGGTGACTTCCGCATGGTCCCGCACCACGTCAAGGCCGAGGAAGCCCAGGCGTTCGCCCAGCAGAACGGGCTGCACCTGATCGAGAAGACCGTCCGCCGTGTGCGGATGACCGTCAGCGCCGACCAGGTGTTGCTGCACGATGACTGGTCGCCCTACCGCACCTTTACCATCGTCCCCTTCTTCCCGTACTTCCGCCGGGGCAAGCCGTTCGGCGTCGTGTCGAACCTGACCTCGCCCCAGGAGCTGCTGAACAAGACCAGTTCCCAGGAGCTGCACATCGTCAACACCACCGCCAACAGCGGCTGGATTGTTGAGGAAGGCTCCCTGGCGAACATGGATGAGGAAGAACTGCAGCAACGCGGTGCCGAGACAGGCCTGGTCATCGTCAAGCGCAAGACTTCCGAGGCCCCGGAGAAAATCCAGCCGAACCAGATCCCCTCCGGCATCGACCGCATCAGCCAGAAGGCGGCGCAGACCATCCGTGATGTGTCCGCCGTGTCCACCGCCATGCTCGGCCTGTCCCGCCCGGACGCCTCCGGCCGTGCCCTGGAGTCGCAGACGGCCCGGGGCCAGGTGCAGATTTCCGTGGTGCTCAAGAACCTCAAACGCTGCCGGCGCATGGTGGCGGAGAAGATCCTGGAACTGGTGCAGGACTTCTACACCGACACCCGGTTCTACAACGTCACCAAGGACGACGAGCTTCTGGGCGAGGTCGAGGAAGAACGCTTCATCAACGGCGTGGATGAAGACGGCAACATCATCAACGACGTGACCACCGGCCACTATGACGTGGACATTGCTTTCGCCCCGGCCACCGGTTCCGCGGCCGAGGCCCAGTTCAACGAGGCACTGCGCCTGCGGGAAGTGGGTGTGGCCGTGCCCGATTTCGTCATGGTCCAGTACAGCCAGCTGCGCAAGCGCCAGGAGCTGTCCGAACTGCTCAAGAGCCAGCAGGGCTTTGCCGAACCGACCCCGGAACAGCAGCAGCTGTCGCAGATGGAGTTCCAAACTGCCATGGCCAAGATGCAGGCCGAAGTGCAGGACATCGAAGCCGAGATCGACGGCAAGAAGGCCAAGGCCATGCTGGATGCCGCCAAGGCCGCGTCCCTGGAAGGCTACAACCAAGCGGCGATGGAACTGGAAAAACTGGAGCAGGAGAAGGAGCTGCGGCTGCGCGACATCAGCCTGCGCATCACCCTGGCCGCCCAGTCGCACCAGAACCAACGCTACCTCAACAAGCTGCGTAGTGGCTCCAGTTTCGCGCTGGAGACCCTACGCGCTCAGCTCAACCCCAAGCCCGACCCTAAATCCGTGTCCAAGGAGAAAAAGTAATGTCCGATACCAGCCGTGGTGGTCTCAATGAATTCGGTGGCGATACCAGCTGGGACGATGCCGTCCCCGCCGGCGACGCTGATCGCGGTGACGATTTCGTAGCCGAGGAAGCCGAAGAAGAAGAAGCCCAGGCCGAAGAAGCCGAGGCCGAAGAAGCCGAAGGCGAGGAAGAAGCCGGGGCCGAAGAAGAAGCCGAAGGCGAGGAAGAAGCCGGGGCCGAAGAAGAAGAAGCCGAGGGCGAGGAAGAAGCCGAGGGCGAGGAAGAAGCTGATGGCGAGGAAACCAAGCCGGAAGAAAAGCCCAAGAAGCAGAACCAGCGCGTCCCTGTCTCCCGCCTGAACAAGGAAATTGAGAAGCGTCGCGCCTTGGAAGCCCGCATCCAGGAACTGGAAGCCGGTGCTGCCGCCACTCCGGGCGCTGCCCCTAAGCAGGCGGCCCCGGCTGCTGCCCCGGTGGACCTGGACGTGGACGACACCGCGATTGCGGACATGTTCAGCGCCGTGCTCGAGGGTGATGAAGCCGGTGCCCACGCCAAGATGAAGGCCCTGTTCAAGGACTTCGGCACCAAGCTGGCTACCCAGCTGACCGAGCAGACCCAGAACATCGCCAAGGACACCGTGTCCTATGACCGCGAGCTGGCGCAGCTGCGCACCGCGGCCACCGAGGTTGCTGCCGAGTACCCGATGTTCGACCCCAACAGCGCGAGCGTGGACCTGGGCCTGAGCGAGGAAGTAGTGACCCTGCGCGACCTGCTGATTGACCGTGGCGAGGCCCCGGCTGCCGCCCTGCGCCGTGCCGCTCACCTGGTGGCCCTGGAAAACGGCCTCAAGCCGGTGGCCAAGCAGCCCGAGAAGACTGCCAAGCCGGTCAAGCCGGCGGCCAAGCCCAAGGACGTGGCCAAGCAGATCGAGAAGGTTCAGGCCGCGCCTGCCCGCTTGAAGGGTGAAGGGGCCCGCAACAAGGAAACCAAGCTCGACATCACCCGGCTGTCCGACGAGCAGTTCGGCAAGTTGAGCGCCGAAGCCCTGGCCAAAGCACGCGGAGACTATTTCTGATGACCAGCACCCACAACGACAAAATCGAACGGATGTGCGCGGACCTCGGCTGCACTGGCAAGCGGGTATCCAAGGAGCTGATCGAAAGCCGCATCACTCAGGTTGACTACCAGACCGTCGAAATCGCCGGCCAGAAAATGATGTTCTGCGGTATCCGCATGGACAACGGCTTCGTGGCGCTGGGCGACCCCTCGGTGTGCATCGACCCGGCCAACTGGCGGGAGGAAATTGGCCGCACCATCTCCTACGAGAACAGCTTCAAGAAGCTGTGGGCCCTGGAAGCCTACCGGTTGATGAGCGGTGCGGTAGTGGATGTCCTGGCCCTCGCCAAGAAGTGCCACGAGATGAACCGGACTTACTGCCGGGCGCTCGGTGACTTCTCTCAATTGGCGTGGGAAGACGCCCCGGAGTGGCAGCGTGTATCCGCCATCAAGGGCGTGGAGTTCCACATGGCCAACCCTGACGCCGGCCCGGACGCATCGCATCGTTCCTGGTTGGCGCAGAAGCAGCGCGAAGGGTGGGTGTATGGCCCGGAGAAGAGTGCGGAGAAGAAAGAGCACCCGTGCATCGTCCCCTTCGAGCAGCTGCCGGCAGCGCAGCAGGCCAAGGACTATCTGTTCAAGCAGGTGGTCGACAGCGAAATGGGTCGGGGTGCCTGATGCAGATCCCCGTCGCCCGGCACCTTCTGCAGTCGCAAGACTATGGCGCGGTTGTCCGGGCGGCGTGTGATGCGCTGTCCGCCCAGGGCATCGGCAACTACCTCCACCACTGGCCCGAGCCCCAGGTCGAGCTGACCCAGGACCGGGCCTTCTACAAACCGATCATCGACCAGGAGGCCGGCTGTGTCCGGCTCCGTTTCCTTTTCACCCAGGAGGCGACGTGAAGAAGTTCCTGCGGGCGGTGGCTAACCGCCTGTTCATCATCCTGCTATGCATCGACCAGGGCATCTGCGGGGTGATCTGGCTGCGACCGGACCACACCATCAGTGGCGAGGTGGGCTATGCCGCCTACCAGGGCAAGCGCTGGGGCAAGGTGATGGAGCTACTGATCGACGGTATGCCCTGGTTCGGCGCGGGCCACTGTTTCAACTCGATTGAGTGGGACGAGATCAACAAACCCCCTTTCAGCCTGTGGAGGGCCTGACATGAAGTTCGCGTTCGACCTGCGGGGGATCCGCAACCACAACCCTGGCAACATCGACTTCAACCCGCGCAACCCGTGGCAGGGACTGGACTCAGTGCAGCCGCATGATGGCCGCTTCTGCCGGTTCACCAGCCCCGAGTGGGGTATCCGTGCCATGGCTCGGGTGCTGCGCAACTACTCCAAGCGCGACGGCACCCCCGGCGTTGGCGGCCCGGGTATTGACACCGTGCAGGAGGTCATTCACCGCTGGGCCCCACCCATTGAGAATGACACCGGGGCCTACGTCAAGCGGGTGGCCGCCGCCCTCGGCAAAGCGCCCGACGAGACCATCTACCTGGGCGACCCCCAGGTGCTGGCGGTGCTGGTCGCCGCAATCATCCGCCACGAGAACGGCATCCAGCCGTACAGTGACGAACTCATCCGTGCCGGCGTAGGCATGGCATAAAAGAGGCCCCTCGCGGGGCCTTTTCTTATTCTGTCTGCCGGCTCAACCCGAACAGGCTGATGGCTTGTAGCGGCTCCATGTCCACGGCTACCCGAATCTTGGTCGGGTCGTTACCGGTGATGACCGGTGTCCCGTCCCCCTGGTAGGTCGCCGTCACGAACGACAGCGCGTCGATGGCCGCCAGCATCATGGCGTGGTCATAGGGCAGATCGGGCGTGGCCGGGGACTGCGAGTAGCCGGCCAGGTACTCGAAGATCATGTCCACCGCCCGGGTATTGGCGACCGCGAACAGGTTGGTGCCATCAGTCCAGTCGGCGCTGCGGAACGTCTGCACATCGTCTGGGCTGGTGCCGATAGCCAAGGCCAGTTGGTTGGCCTCTGCCATGAGCGCCTGCGGGCAGGCGATGGTTAAGGTGTGTGTCCATTCACTCATTGCAGGGTTGCTCCTATTCTGTTGGCCAAGTAGCGTTCGCATGTTTTGCGCTGCTTGTCTGTCAACGCTGCGCCTTTGACGATGATGGAGCCATACTGGCGCATGGCGGTGTAGCCAGTGGGCGTGGTCCTAACTAAAGCCCCAACAGCGGTGCGGATGACCGTCATTGCCCCAGACCTGGTGTAGGCACTCTGCTGGGCCAGTTGGGCGTTACGGTAACGGCTCATGCTGGCGCCGGTATCCACGAACGATGCCACCACTGCATTTGCTGCGGCATTC